TCAGTGACGTGTCATGATGTGTTGGCTGTCGCCACAAGAGTCTGACCTAAGAGCCCGATTCCAGCCTCGAAGCAATTTGATCTGAAAGACCGCGACACCTGCGGCAGCGTTCCGAAGTTGATCGACTCGGGACGAGTGGTGCGACGGCGGGGAGAGACCACGCTGCTATTTTGTGGGTTGAGCTAGTATGGTTATAGCGATCCGTTGAAGCCGGATAGAAATCCGTTCGATTCGGATAACCCGCACCATCAGGGTATAGTGTAGGCTGCTAACATCCCGCGCCTGGAACGCGGTGTCCGAGGTTGAAATCCTCGTACCCTGACCAAGTTTAACGGCCCTGTAGTATAACGAACAGAACATCGGTCTACGAAACCGAAGATCGCAGTTTAAGTCTGCGCGGGGCTACCAAGTTTTGCCGGGTTCAGTTAGTGGCAGGCTGTCTGATTCCAAACCAGACTACGTGGGTTCGATTCCTACACTCGGTGCCATTTTCGCCAGTGAAGCTCATAAGGATGAGCAAGCCTCTCATAAAGGCGAGGAAGCTACGGTTCGAGTCCGGCGACTGGCACCAAGTTTTGGGCGATAGCATCGGCTGTGCGGGGAACCCTTATAAAGTTCCGAAAGCGCCAGATTAGCGCAACGGTCGGGATCGACACCCGAGTCGCCTACCACGGGTCGTAAGCATTGATGGTCAGATGCACCCGACTCTTAATCGGAAGAGCAGGATTCGAGTTCCTGACGACCCACCAATCTTAAAGGAAATTGCAATGCGAAAATGCGAAGACAAATCGGATAAACAACGGGGTCGTCGCATAGAGGCAACTGCAACGAACTTTTAATTCGAAAGACGTGAGTTCGAATCTCACCGGCCCCACCATTTTGGCCCCTTAGCTCAGCGAACAGAGCAGTCCGTTTCTACCGGAAAGGTCGAGAGTCTGAATCTCTCAGGGGTCCCCAAGTTTTGACCCCGTATCTCCCTCGTTTCCTAAACGAGAAAGAGTAAAAGGAAATGATGCCAGTTCGATTCTGGTCGGGGTTCCCAATTGCCGCCGTACCGGTTTGGATTCCGAATCCAAGGGCCGTAGATGAATCAGGCAGGTTTGAATCCTGTCGGCGGCTCCAGTTTTGCCGGGTTGGTGTGAGTGGTCTAAACCGTTTCCCCTACAAGGAAAATTTCGCTGGTTCAAATCCAGCACCCGGTACCATTTATGGGCGACTCGTCCAATGATAGGACCCTCCCCCGATTAGGGAGATATTGCGGTTTGAGTCCGTGGTCGCCTACCAAGTTTGCGCGGTTGGTATATTGCTTGTGCCCTGGTCCTCCAAACCAGAGAAAGGGGTCGAATTCCCCTACTGCGCTCCATCTTAGTCCAGATAATGGACGCCCATCGAGACTCCGTTTGAGTCCGCGAAGTACAGTGGGGCCGTCGCCCCAAAACAACTAACCCCACAAAGGATAAACACATGGCATCTCAAGATACTTCTATCGGTTACGCAAACGGATTGTTTGTTCAGTCCATCACCACTGGAACAGAAACTGCTCTCCTTGTTCCCGCAACGGCTGGAATTTTTCCCGGACTTCCCGGCCCTGATCAGCCTGCTAGCACTGGCCTAGATATCGGCGTTCCCCCGGATGTTCAGTTCGGTGTGTGGGACGGACACCCGTTCAAGGTGCTCGTAGCTGGTAAGATCAATACAGGCGCTTCGATCACGTTCCTCGCCAATCTGTATTACGTGCCCGCCGCTATCGCCACTGCCCAGACCGCCGCTACTTTGGCAAACGATACAGTTGTTGTGTCAAACGCAGCGTCTGCTGCTTTCTCTGGGGCCGGTAACTTTGTTACGGAAGCAGAGTTCTTGTGGGATTCTGTTTCTAAGAAGTTGGTTGGTTTCGTGACAGCTAGTCAGGTAAACGGCGTTAACATCGCTGCCAACTCTGGAACCGCCGGAACTAACGTGGCAACCTCTGTTGTTACAGTAACATACACCGCCGGAACGACCCCAAATCCGTTGAACTTCATTCCTTCGTTTACCTTTGGCACGGCAAACGCGGCGAACACTGTACAGTTGACGGAGTTCACTATTACTCGCGCCTAATAACAACCCACGGGGGTCTTCGGACCCCCGACTGGAGACCAAATGGACACCTTCATTGAAGCAGTATGCGGCGTTCTATTTGTTCTAGCGGTTCTGTTCGCGGTTGATCGGAGTCTTTGGATCAAGGAAATCGAGACCGACTTGAACAACTTTTTGGGCGATTCTTTAGCTGCTCGTGATATGGCTGAAGATTCAGTTCGAGTACACTATCAAGCACAAGCTAGTGCTATTAAAGCACTTATCAGAAAACATTTCAAGCTGTAGAGGAATACATGGCGAACTCACTTAATACGCTGCCTGCGGTCATTGACACAGATATTACTTCGTGGAGGACTGCCTCCGGTTATTTACAAGGAGTTCGAGTTATAAAGATCACCCTGGCGGTGGGGGCGAGTGCTGCTTCCTCCGCTGGGGTTATTTCTATTACAGCCCCCTCTGATAACTCCTTGCTTTGTTACCCAATGCTCGTTCCTGCTGGTCAACCTGCTTACACCGTTTTGTACAACGAAAACCAGGACGTCTCCGGAGTCGAGACCTGGAGAGACTTTGCGGTTACAGGACTGACCGCTACTGGCACAAGACTGTTTGTCTGGTACAAGGTATAGTCCAGATGAAAAAACTTCTTTTGTTTCTCTTTGTTCTCGCTCTTGCCAGTCCATTATCTGGACAAGTTCCTGTGTTTCCGCAGGCGGCTGCGACCGCCACCAGCATCTCTGGAGGAGGGGCGGGGGCTCAGCCCTACCAAACAGCCGCTAGTACGACCTCCTTTGTCTATCCGGCAACCGACGCAAATATGCTCACGATGGACCTAAACCGCACCGACAGCTATACGGAACGCGGCACAATCGAGTGGCCCTACAAGAACCTTTCCACGCTGGTCATCCCAAGCACGGGATTAGCGTCGATCTTCTCCAGTCCAAATGCTTCTTATTCAAACCCTACCGCCGTTACTCTCCCCGCAATTCCCATCACGATATACGGCAACAATTCGACGTGGACTCCGACAGGTGGGCTTACCGTCGCGGCTAAGATCATTTCCTACGATTTGATCGACGGCGCGGCTGTGACATACAACTACGCGGGTACTGAGCGTAGCGAGAAGCATGGCGGGGCATTTCTCGGAAACGTCAATCTTACTCAAGGGTATCTTCATGCGTTCGGCACGAATCTAAGCGGAAACAGCAACACTTTCACGGTAGGCGGGGCTTCGACCGCCGCGTTGCTTTATGGAGAGGCAATTACCGGAAGCCAGAAGATTACATCGGGAGGTCCGGGGGCGTTAATTGCCCTGTACAACCCAAACATGACTAAGTCGAGCGGCTATAACGTCGATATGACCTCTGGTGGCCAGTTGCTTTTGAGTGGCGCACTGCTGAACACGGTTGCGGGAACCGCGAACATATATCTTCCGACAGCCAATACGTTGTCAACTGTCCACGCAATCAGCGGCCTCATTGTTGGAACGGGAACCGGCGTCAACTGCGTAAATGGCACGACTACCTACGTGGTCTATGGGTTTAACCTCGCTCCGATCACGAATTGCACCCTTGTTCCCGGCTACCAGGGGCCGACAGCTTTCCAAGGGGCAATATCCGTACCAGCGGCAACGGGAATCTCTAGCGTAACAACCGGAACAGCGGCTAGTGCTGGATATGTCGGGCAGGTTCTTTCCTCAAAGATTTCTAGCGGTTCGGCAGTATCCGAATCAACCGGGGCCACAGTAAACGTCACGAGCTTGACGCTTACGGCGGGCGATTGGGACGTTGAGGGTTCGGTGGTTTTCAAGCCATCAAGTGTGACTATTCCGTCTGGATACAACGCGTGGATAGGAATCAATTCGACATCTGTCACGATTCCCTCTGATGGTACCGAAGTGGCTGTCACGCCTGGAACCGAATCTAATCAAAGCTCTGGTTTTGGGGGATCAATTCCAAGACAGATTTATAACGTGTCAACTTCCACGACGGTTTATCTTGTTGCGCAATCCAACTTTACGGCAGGCTCTATGGGAGTTTATGGATACCTGACGGCGCGGAGAGTTCACTAACCTAAGATTTAAGAAAGGTACAAAATGAAGAATGATTCGAAGATCGAAAAGAAGTCCTCGAAAGTAGCGGCGAAGTCTGCTAAGAAGTCTGAGAAGGCGGAAGAGAAGGCCGAGAAGAAAATCGGCTCCGTGAAGATAAAAATCAAGGCCAAAGCCTCGACTCCTGAGCAGGCCAAGAGTATGCTGAAGAAAGCAATCAAGTAATTTAACCCGTCCATTATCTGGACAAAGGAATAATCATGGCAGAGTCAAGAGCCAAATCCGGCATGGGTGGAAAGTCCGGAAAGAAATCTTCCAAAAAGTCGGGTCACATTCATGAGACCCATATCCGCCACTACAAGAGCGGCGGGCACGAAGTAACCCACCACTACAAAGATGACGCCGGAAATATTACCCCAGGTGATCCGGATATGATGGCGGACAAAGCGGCCCTTATGGCACACCTTCAGAATACGATTCCCGACAATGGATCAGCGCAAGCAGCCCCCACAGGACCTCCTCAAGCCGCTGATGCCTCCCAACAGCAAGTAGCTCCTTCGCAAGCTCAAGCCCCTCAAGGTATGTAAATGACACTCGCACACAAATTGACGGCAGCGGCGGCAATCGTTCTACTCGTGCTTTTGGTAGTTGGCGGAATTGCGTGGAGACAGGACCATAAAGCCCTGTCACAATCTAAGGCGGTTGAATCTGCACAAAAACCAATTATTGCGCAAGCGACTGCTGACAAGGTGGTGACGACCTCCGATCTTACCAAAGCTCTGGCCGCGATTCAGCAGCAAAGAACCGTAGTAGTTACTGTCCCGCAAGCCGCCGCCGCAATCGCCCAGGCTATTCCAAATCTTCCTCAGCAAGTCCAAGTTCAAAACGTACCCGCTACGGCAACGACTCCAGAATCCCAAAGCCTAGTCATTCCCCAAGCCGATATTCCGGCCTTTCAAAAATACAAGTTAGATTGCGATGAATCGAACGCAAAACTACTGGCTTGTGCCAAGAACGCTGTTGATGACAAGACTATCCTAACTGCGACTGAGAAAGAGCGTGATTCTTGGAAACAAACTGCCCAAGGCGGAACCTTCTGGACACGTCTCGGATCTGGGTTGAAACACTCAGGGTGCGGAGCGGCGGGAGGGTTGGTTGGCGTAGAAACTGCCCAATCTAGAAACGCTACTCCAATGACTGGTATTACCGCTGGGGCAGCAACTTTTGGAGGGTGCGAAGTTTTATCTTACTTTTTAGGGAGACGCCACAAATGAATGGTAATTGGGCGGCTGGTTTTTTAAGGTCGCAACTCTCAGACAAAGATGGAACTGTTAGCAACACCCGAGTCCTGTTAGCTCTGGTTGTTAGTCATATACTAGCTTGGATCAGCGCTCTAGTTTGTCTATACGCTTGGTTTACTTTCAAGACACACACCCCCGTTACGATGACCGATATTGTGACATTTTTGGGGTCTGTTACTGTATTCGCTACGTCTCTCTGCGGGACGTTGCAACTCATCAAAACCGGCGGAGACGCCGTTAACAACCGAGCGCCGAATGCTCCTCCTCAGATTCTGCCGCCCGCATAGGAGATTCAAATGAGTTTTGTAATCACAGCAGTAGTTGCTTTTACCGCTGGAGTAGTTCTTACCCTTTTCTACCGTAAACAGGTCGAGAAGAAGCTCCACGACGAAAAGAACGCAATCCTCGCCGAAGTCAAGAACAAAATCTAATAACCCCTAGAGGGAACTGATTTGACTTTCGAAGTTCTGGAAAGACTCAGATTGTTTGTGGGCGGTCACCGGCAAAAATCGTTGATGGCCGCGCAAAATTCTCGGCTTAATGGATACAAGTCAGTTGCCTTAGAGCACGAGAATGAAGCGGCACTAGCTGCGGTAATTCTTCAAGATTTAGCGAACGAAAAAGGAACTAGTTATGCCAATCCGAAAACCAACTACTAAAGTTGGGAAGCAGAAAGCCGTTAAGGGCGTGATGGAAGAATTTAAAGCAGGAAAACTGCACTCAGGGTCCAAGAAAGGACCCAAGATCACAAACCCAAAACAGGCAATCGCTGTGGCATTATCCGAGAGCGGACAATCAAAATCCAAAAAGAAGTAAGGATCAGTCTTGACAGCAAACTACGATGAACTCGTTGATCAGTACCAAACAGCCGATCAGATACCAAACAACGTGCTGTATGAGTACCTAGACGAGAATAAACAGAACATAATCAATCTCTCCCAAATAGAGAATATACCAGAATCCAAACTGGGAAGAGAAGTTCGTCGTCGTTGTGTTTTCGACATCAAGTGGTTGGCTCAGTACTTCCTGTGGGATGCTATGGCCGCTAGTGATGGCGGATTGAAACCTGTTTCCAATAACATATTTCTCGACCCCCAGTACGATATCTTTGCTGAATTGTTTGCTAAGAAAGATCCAGCAGTTCCGATTCACAAACTCAGTCCCACCAAGACCAGAGTTTTGTTGTGGCCAAGAGGCGGAGCCAAAAGCTCGTACGATCACGTGGACACATTTCAGTGGATAATTGCTTACCCTGATGTCCGAATTTTATACCTTACAGCAGAATCCAGTTTGTCCATTGGATTCGTCGGCGAGCTTAAAGGTTTCTTTACCCTCCGAGAAGATACTCCCACTCTGTCGAATCTGTTTTTCCCGGAACATTGTTGCTTGGCAAAGGACATGAAAAAGGGAACAGTCTTTACGACGCCTGTATATAAGAACAAGAAAACAGGACGTAAAGAACCTACGGTTATCGCCTCATCGGTAGGAAAAACCAAGAGCGGATACCATTATGAAGTAATCAAATGTGATGACTCTGTGTCCGATAAAAACACTGAGACTGAAACCCAGTGCCAGAGTGTTTCTGAGAAGTTGTTCTTAGCCGAAAACCTCTTGATTCCGGGCGGAGATGGCTTCCCCATATTCTACATCGGAACTAGGTATCACGATCTCGACCACTACGGCGCTCTCCTTGAGAAATATCTAGATAAAGGTGAAGTAGAAATCACCTCAGGAGTAGGCTGGAAGTTCTACCACAACAAGACCTACAGTATTGATATTCTGATCGGCAAAGCCTGCCAGATCAAGCCAGAGGTTGCTGAGAAACTGTCCAGAGAGGGCAGACCAGTCACCTATGCAGAAGCAGGCGAAGCTGGATGCGATATTCTCCTCCCCAACATCATGTCGTACTCGTTCTTCATGGGCAAGTTCTCGAAGAATGAAAGAGTCACAGAGGGGCAGCTTAATCAGAATCCCCAGACTACGAGTGACGTAGAGTTCGACCGAATGTTGATGCTTCGGGCCACAGTTCCCTATCAGATGCTCCCCCGAGAAGGACCCTGCTGCCAGTTTTGGGATTTCGCCTTTAGTCAGAAAAAAGGCAGAGACTACTCGACGGGTGCGTCCATTATCTGGACAGAAGAGGATGAACTTACCGCTAAGGGGGAGAAGACGGGGAATAAGAAGACGGTTGGGTACGTTCGCAAGATCGTCCGAGACCGCTTCAATCACTCCACCCTCGCCCAAGCCGTAGTTGATCTTGCCGTAGAAGAGCATCCATTTGTTATCGGAATTGAAGATGCCGCCGGGTCTCGTTTCTTGGAGCCTACAATTATTTCTACAGCACTCCGAACAAAAGATGCTCGCGTAATTGAGTTGTGCTCTCATATCGATTGGGTTACTCCGGACAACCAGATAGATGCCAAGCGGGTAAGAATGCGGTCGATGTATCCTTGGATTTCCGAGGGAAGACTCAAGTTCCTGAATGCCTGCATGGCTCCCAAAGAGTCCAATTTGGAAGTTTTCTATTCCGAATGGCAGAAATGTTTAGTAAGCCATCACCATGATGATATCCCAGACGTTGTATCTCAGATGCCCAACCGATACGCTCCTCGGGCCACCCAAGCCATAGTCGAAAACAACGTTGAGATGTTCTCCCGCATAGATCAAATAGGCTGGAACGAACTCTTCAATGAAGATTACATGGCACAGAACGGCTCGTGGATGGACGACAACGGAAACATCATAAACCAAGAACAGCCAATTATGCCGACAGCCGATCTATTCCAACCAGAACCAGAAGCATCAACTCAAACGCCCTATGGGATGCCAAACGTCCTCGGGGCTGGGTTTTGGGGGTAGCATGAAACTATTTGTCCAGATAATGGACGACAATGGCGAGGTCCTAGACGAATACTCATGTGACCCGTGTCAACCAAGTCGATGGAATGCTCCGACCGAGCAGAAATTTATCGGGAAGATGCCACAACAGTCATCCGACGTTGTAAATAACGGCACGTATGAGTTGTTCGGAATCACTTTCCAACCCCACCTCCGAGTGGATCGTCCGAATGGTTGGTCAACTCCCCCTCCCGACAGTTCCCCTGTCGTACTCCCCGGCTACAAGCCGTCTCCTAAACCATCCTTCCCGTGGAGCAAGTCTGCTCCGACCCCTTCTCCAAAACAAAATCCCGCAACGGGTTTCCCGCCTGCGGTAATACCAAGAGGATAATATGACCACAGGAACCCTTATTTCGCTCGGCGGGAATCTCGAATCTCCGCGCAACTCAAAACCATCTGATTACCCCGCTGTCGGCCCTTCCGGCCCCGAGGGCGAAGCCAAGGGAGCAGGACAACTCGTTTCCCTCACCACAGAACAAGAAGGTCCGCAGCACGCCCAAGACGAGGGGGAGCATACCCCCGCAAAGTGGGGCAAGGCTGACTGGAAAGTAGGAACGGCCAGCGAAGGAAGCACATCGATTTCCATTCCTTACTCTGTAGATTTTGAAACTGGCGAACACACCTGCTAATAACTGTCCATTATCTGGATGAGGTCCGATGAATAAACTTTTTTTGCTGCTTCTTATTCCGATTCTTGCTTTTGGTCAAGCCACCACGGGGTACCACCGGGTCAATCAGCTTATATCTCGCGGAACTTCTGGAGTTACTGCTCAAATTGTTCCCAATGGGTCTATCTACGTAACCAACACGGTTACGGGAGCGACCGCAACTATTTATTCGGACCCCGGTTTGTCCATCCAGATCACTTCGGGGTTGGTTACCTCCGACAAAAATGGCAACTACGACTACTATATCCCACTGAGTTACTGTGTCAATGAGGCCGTTTCCTCTCCGGGACAAGGAAGTTATACCACAAAGAATATCTGCATAAACTCTGCGGGGGGTATCATTTCCGCCGGAACCGCAGGCCAGATTCCATATTACGCCGCAAATGGAACTACCGTGTCTCCGACTAGTTCTCTTCCAAATGGAATCACCGCTGCAACCCAAACCACGGGCGACAACACCACCAAAGTGGCTACGGATGCTTTTGTTCTTGCCAACGCTCCAACCGTAAATTTCGCGGCTCCTCCTGTTCTAGGCAGCGCAACTCCGAACGTAGTCAATGGCACGAACGGAAACTTCTCAGGCACCGTCGCGGCTGGCACTTCGATGTCTGCGCCAGTAACTAATGGCGTGCAGACGGTTCCAGCGATTAGCGGGGATGCTACCACAGCCATCAATTCAGCGCTCTCGTCTGCCGGACCGGGAGGAACTGTGCAATTAACTCCCGGGTCTGTCTATACGACCCTCGGAACGATTAACGTCACACAGCAGGGTCTGACATTAAACTTTAATGGTGCCTGCATCAAACCTACGGGAACCGGAGATAGTCTGCTGGTGAACGTGACGACTGGAATGATTGCTAACGTGGTGCTCAACTCACCATGCTTTATTGCAGGGGGGGCATCCACAGGCGCGTCGATCCATGATACGTCCAGCGTGTTTGGTACGAAAGTCAATAACCCTTCGTGGAAACAGCTTTCTGGAAACTCGCCGTCGAACGGATATTATTGGCATTATCTGATTCAAGTGAATGGAGACGAACAGTTTACTATCGATGGGGCACAAGTTAACGGGACGTTTCTCGAATGCGATGTGACATTCTGCGGAGACGTGCTCTATAACACGCCCGGCCTGGGAACTGGCTCTGCCGCTGTAGTTTATTTGAACAATTCGAGCTTCAATCTGGAGAATGACGGCAACGGTGTGGACTGGGGAGGCTACGGAAATGATCTGCATTTGAGCAGTGTGGTGATCGAGAACACTTCGCAGTTCATGATTCGTTCTACTCCGACCGGTGCCGGTACAGGTGATGTAATTTGCGACAAGTGCCACTTGGAGGATACTGGGAGCAGCACAAATCCCGCCTTAAACGGCATCCACGCAGTTGCATTAGTCATTATGAACGGCGGGACTTTTCATAATCACGGCGGAAGGCTTGAAGGTGCAGACATGACCTTCCACGCTACGGGCACCACGGGATCAACTGCCTGGAGTTATTTCTTTATTGCCAAAAGTGCGACTTACGGAGACACGGCTCCAATACCCTGGGGCCACGTTTCTAACGGGACAGCGGACTGGGTTGGGTCGAGTGTGGCCCTCACCTTCCCGTGCTTTACTCCGACGGGCAGCGACACAATTACGTACTCGATTTTGCGGACCACGGGGACAACTCCCTACCCGAATGATAATGTCTCGGATGTGGTGGCGATGGGACAGACTTGCACGGGGACTTACTGGACATATACAGACACAGTTCTCACCTCGGCTCTGACGACTTATACTTTCACGGTCAACAGGTATAGCTTCTTTCCTAACAAAGTTCAGTACTTCTGGGGCAGTATTTTTCTCGGTGGCGCTGCCGCGAATGACAATACCCAAGAAGGGTCCTACACCGGAGACTGTCAGTTTGGTAACAACGTTATTACGGCTCGAAATTACTCGCTGGTCAACTTTCCGCAAGTGTGGTGCGACAGTCCGTCCTATACCTATAATCCAAACGGAAGTCCTGTGAATGTGGTTCAGGCGGTCCATTATACCCCGTATTACCAATCTGCTTTCATGCTTCAGAATAAATTCGGTGTGTACACTGGTGGAGGACAGAAGGGCGTTCTGAATCTCGGCTACTCTAACGCCCCGATGGACATTCTCACACTGTCAGACAGCAGTCCCTATAAGACGCTTTCCACATCGGATAATAGACCTGGGCACGATGCGGCAGACTCTGCTTTGGGGTCTGACAGTTCGACTGGAGACTTGGCACTGCGCAGCGGCAGTTCAATCGATTTGTATGTAAATAATTATTTCGATGGCTCGAATTGGCAGGAAAAGCTCACCGGCAATACAAAGATACTGAAATCCTCCTACGTGAATTGGACTGGGTTACTGGGCCTCCCAGCAGGAACGGCAAAATACGGACTTCAGATAGATACAAACGGGGCCATTTCCCCCACAGGAACCAATAGCATCCCGACAGCGCAGGACCTTACAACGACGTATCTTTGCATCGGAAATAGTGGAACGTGGCGTCCCTACACATGCACAACGAGTCCGAATTTCACACAAACAAGCTGGGATTTATTTCTCTTTGTTCCCGACGTGACAAACACGAATGCGGGGGGTCTATCTCCTGAGTTAAACATCAACGGAGGTGGGAACGTGTATATCTACCAGCAGACTGCTGCCGGTCCTGCAACGCAAGTTCCAGCGGGAACTTTGCAGGCAGGGGTTCCGTATTGGATCGCTCATTCACCGGCATTCCAATATCTTTTGGTTGGACCTGCCGTACAACCGATCACGCTTACCGCTACAGGAACGAGCGGGGCGGCAACCTATTCAAACGGCGCGCTAAACATTCCACAGTATGCGGGCGGATCGGCCAGTACGGTCCCCGGTGACCTGATTTGCGCTCATATGGGAGACACCACCATTGACAACCTATCTATCACAGGCGGTAGCTGCGCAGGCGGTTCTTGCACCATCAATGTGAATACGGGAAACCAGCGCATCTACCAGGTGCCAGGCCAACTGTTCGGCATCGTCGGCAGCAGCACGACGGGTTTGAATGGCGGTCCATACACGCTGACATCCTCAACCGGGCTGCTCATGACGTTCCCTCAGACGGCGTCTTCCGGCACAGTGTCCAGTGGGGGCGATGTGTTTCTGTGGTGCGAAAATCAAGCAGCCGATGCCACTACCGCGACCGCCTTTTCTAATAACACCATTCCTGTGCCAGCTAACACGATGGTCGCGGGAACTCCTTTGAATCATAGGGCGCAACTATCCTTTGTGAGCAGCTCTACGCCGCCCGGTTTGACTCCCACTCAGGTTTTTATAGGGTCAACTCCGGTACTGGCCACAGCGGGTCCTTCGGCTATTGACGGCAGCATGGCCTTCCGTATGGGAGAGATTGGGTTCGATCTGGTTCCGCTCACCGTAGGCAGCAGCGGCTTGATAACAGCTTCATGGCTTGGGATTCCGTCGCTGCCCATGAGTTACCAGTCAACCGCCTACTGGTACAACATCAACACGCCAAACCCCACGATGATCAACACAACCAATTCAAACGTGGTATCGCTATCGACGGCCTATACCGCGACGGGTTTGGGGTCCATCACGGCCAGCAGCGGATGCACGGTGACCGGCTCGATCGGCCAGACGGTGTTGCTGACCTCTTTCAACAACGGCAACACGACGGCTACGGCGACCGGCACGCTGATCGCAGCCAATACGATTTCCGGGGCTACATGGGTGGTGACGAACACCGGCCAGGCAGCCACGGCTGCGGCGACTTCCGCAACATGCGGTAACGGTACGGCCACGGCCAGCGGGACAGCCACTTTGACCACCACGCTGGGCGGCGCGCAAGGCAATGCGGTCATGCTGGTGAGTTTGCAATAAGGGAAGAACTAGTACGGCCTTCTCCCGATCCGTTCTTCCCGCCGCAAGGATTCTGGAAATTTCGGCCTCGGACATTGTATTCTGTACCAGAAGTCGTGGTTGTTTGGGTCGTCCAAGTTTGATTCGAACGTGGGAGAATTCTCCGTATCGTTCGAGAGCAACTGACGTATTGGCTTGGTGGGAGTAGGACAATCCCGCCTTGCACATATTCGTAAGAATCTCGTTTGCTTTCCGGGCGGTCGGATGAAATCCTATCTCCGGAAATAGACGCCGAATTGCAGATACGTGGTTATATACAGTTGTGCTGCTCAATCCCCGCTGTCCGTACAAATAACGAGAGAAGTTTTTCAAGATTGTTTCTGGTTTCAGTTTTCGGGCCATAGCCCCTCCTTTAAAACCATAATAGCACAAGTCCATTATCTGGACAAACTAAGGACCTAAATGTCAGTTCTCCCTGAACCCGTAATTGATGTTCATCAAGATTTAACTCCAGATGAAGCGCGCGTATTCCTCAATACGGGGACATGGGGCGATGACGGAGCTCGAAAACTTGCGGTACAAGATGCCGAAAGAGCCGAGTCTGACGCGCAGAGAAAAAGCTGGATAATGGCCTGGGTTTCTTCTAGGGACTTGTACGCCAGTATCTACGCCCCTAATTTTTGGCCTGGGACTTCAATCGAGGCATCTTCTGTAAATTTCTTCACCGTAGCGACAGCTGTAAATGGCATTAACCCCCAACTTCTCGCTGGTTTATTCTACGAGAATCCTCCCTTTATGGTTCAGGAAAGACCCGGAACTTCGGCACAGTGCGCCCGGGCAGTTTCTGCTCTGCTAGGATATCAACTCGAAGATATCAACTTCCGAGAAGAACTCCGTCTTGGTTTGATGAACTGTCTGCTATTTGGTACAGCCATCTTCCAGGAGGGGTGGGAAAAATATACCAAGACCCGGAAGATTGTTAAGCGAAAGAACCCGGTTATTAAGATTCCGAGCACGATTCCCGGAGCACCAGAAACCTCAATTTCAGACGACGAGTTAGAAGTAGAAGAGATCGAAGAAGTAATCGACAGACCTACTTTTGAGCACATAGTCAATCTTCGGGAAATTCTGGTAGACCCAGGTTTGGAAGTTCCGGAGATTCGCAAAGCTAAGTATGTTGTTCGTCGTCGCTACATGACGTGGGACGACATCGATAAGTTGCGCGACCGTGAGGGGTATGACATTCCGTCCCGCGAGAAAATGCTTGAGTTGTTTCTTCCCCCGAAGGAGCCGGTTGAATCTAATCCTCAACAGGAAGGCGGACGTAATCCTTTGTGGGACGCGCGCGCGGAATCTCCGTGGGAAGCAACTACAATCGATCCTTTCCAGCAACCTCTGGAAGTCCTCGAACGTTGGGACAACAAAACCCTAATCGTAGTGATCCAGAAAAAGGTAGTCATCTACAACGGACAGAATGCCTACGGTAAAATCCCGTTCCTGAGCATTGGATGGTGGGATCAGCCTGGAGCTTTCTGGTCCATCGGATTAGGCCGGTTGATTGGCACCGAGCAACGTGTCCAAGCTGGTATCACGAACCTGATGATGAATATTGCGAACCTGAAGCTGAATGCTCCTATGGTTCGCGTAAAAGGAAAGTCGGTCCCGACACAAAGCATCCGAATCGGTCCTAACAAAATGATCGAAGTAGATGCCCAAGGCGATCTACAACCTCTGAAATTCGGAGACCCGGTACAAGAAGCCAATCAGCTCTTTGCCATGTCTCAGCAGAGGGTAGATTCGGTGTCGGGGGCCAACCCTATTACGTCTCAGGGAAACGCGGGGTCGGCTGGACACTCTAATCTCGCGCGGTCATCTGCCGGGGCCTCTCTTCTCGGACAAGGTGCGTCAAATATCATCTCCGATTGTATTGATAAACTGGCTAATCAGGTTTTGGTGCCGTATTTGTATGACATGCAAGAGATGAACTCAATGATGCTGCCGTACAGCCAACTCGATTGGATCATGTCAGAAGAACTGAAGCATGATTATATAACAGAAGGGGGGGATCTTGTTGAGATACTGAACGCCAAGGTGAAGTTTACAGTATTAGCGGGAGCAAAAATGCAAACACGCCGAAACATGGCCCAAGGTTTGCCCATGCTTACTCAATTTCTAGCTAATCCTTCCGTTATTGAACAACTTGCCCTAGAGAACAAGAAGGTTGACGTGAACGAGATTTGCCGGATGTGGTTTGAGGCTAGTGAATTCAAAAATCAGAACGATGTGATTATTGACATGACTCCTGAAGACCAACAGCGTCAGCAGCAGAAAAGCCAAAATGGGGCCGCTCAACAGAAGTTCCAGCAGCAGCAAGCTCTTCTTCAGCAGAAGGCTGCGGCAGCGGAGCAACTTGCTGATTCTGAAAATGTCGCGCGCGCCGCCCGGGACGTACTTCGGGAGGGCTTTAAAAAGTCCGTAGAACCGGAAATGCTTACGGGACAACCTCAAACTAGCGGATCAGGATTTGGTGGAAACCTCTAGAAAACAGTTGACATTTCGTAAATGATGTGGTAAACTGTACTTGTTGTAAAAACCCACCAAAATTAAACCGTCCAGATAGTGGACTGCTCGCGTTCTGCGGATTGCAGAAGGAGAACTGTGACCCAGCCAAACTTCCGTACAAATTTCAACGCTATCCCGGCCACCGACTACGACCGAATGTCGAATGCTGAGATTCAGAACCTAATCAACCAAGCCCACCAAATCAAAACAGGCCGAATGGGTAGAGTATCAGCCGCGCCCCCTCCTCCGCCAAAAGGCTACGTAGACCTCGACGGACTCATTAAGAGGTACGGAGGAAATCAATGACCGATATTGCTTATCCTGACGAACTAGAAAGCAAGATCGACGTATACGAGCGAGGGCGCGTTTTAAGAACAGTTCCAGACCAAGCGTGGGACATTATCTTTGATACTGTCCACAGCTACGTAGATAGTATCGACCAACAACACCGGAATTTACCGCCGGGAGATTCTTCAGTTGTAGCCTCCCACGCGGGCCTCTCGGTCATGAGTCAATTCGAACAGTTCTTCAAGGAAGATCTCGAAAACGCGATGGATTTCGCCGCGCACCCAGACGAAGAGTTTACAAAATATCTGAGCGGCTTCCGAGATAGACTTGATGTTTTGAAACAACAGGAGGCGTGATGGGAAATTCCGAGATACGAATATTCCATACAAACCTCGAAAACAATGGCACATACCGGGATGTCGTTCTCCTCTCCGATCATCTAGATGAGTTGATAGAGGTTGAGAAATCTCATAAATCGGATTGGAGTCGGTTAAACAGAGCTTTCAAAATCGCCAGCGACAAAACAATTGACCAAGATATTCGTATTGGCCAGTTGGAAAAAGCGCTAGAATCTTCGCAAACACAGATCATGTCTACGCAAGAATTTAGTTTGTACGAGATAAAAAAGCGGGACGAGATAATCAAACAACTACAAAATAGACTTGATGCTTCGTCGTCCAGATAATGGACAATCTGCAAGATAAACTACCCCATTTTTCCTTAACCACCTACCCGTTGATATTGGATTATATCAAGAGGAATGAACAACATGAGTAAGCCCGTAAATGACCCCTGGCTCCTGAACTCCGACGGAAGCCCCGACCCATTCGCAAACAACGTAGATTGGAATATGCCCGATCTTCCCAACCTCGACGAGGACATCAACGACCAAGATCCAGTTCTTGCCCCTCAAGACCCAGACCCCGAAGTAGTTGAAACTCCGGTCGTCGAAGTCCCACCACCGCCTCCCGAGGAGCCAGAAGAACCCGAAACAATGGATCTCGAAGATGGTACTCAACTAGTCTTGAGTAAAGACAAAGGCGTGTGGGTTGGATCGGTCGTAGGTCGAGCGGGAAGCGCCCAAGTCTACAAAGGGGCCACCAAGAATAAACTGATCTTGGAAGTCCTGAAGGCTCAGGCAAATGCTACCAAGAAGATTCGGGAGCAGAACGCTAAGATCAAGTTTGGTGCTATTCCCACCAAGCCGGTAGCACAAACACAGACCCCTCAGCCGTCTCCTGTCCGGCAACTCACAGCAGACGAGATTTTTGAATATCGAACTTTATGGGAGTCGGACCCAGTAGCCGCTAATGACTTCTTGCTCCAAAAGACTCGCGGGGTGACGATGGACCAAGTCCTGAATCTTGCCCAGCAGGGAGCACAAAAAGGATCGTACGCAGCCAATCAGCTTACCGCCGAGCAGGCAAATAAAACCTTCTTGGCGAACAATCCGGACTACTTCCCGGATAACAATTTTGTGAACTTCAACCTGCTACTTCAGTGGCTGGCAAAGTTCAAACTCGGCGAATCAATCCGAAAGGGAGAAGAAGAAGCTGTATTCAATAAGCTGCTCTCCACCGGAAACTACACAGCCGAAAATCTTGAGGAAGCCTTCCAAGACCTGAACAATGATGGTTTGATGATTCAGGCACCAAGGCAACCCAAAACACCTTCACCGGAAACGGTGGAAACCCCTCCGCCGGTAGCGGTTCAACACGAACCGGCACCTGCGCCGCGTCCCGACTCACGGATTGTAAGTCAGGTTACGCGCCCGAGAGCGGCACTAGGAATTGGTAGGAATGACGTAACACCCGTCAAACCTCCGGAGTCTCCGAACGCGCCCTCAGCCGAGGATTTTGAGAACATGACAGACGAAGAGGTGGCGAATACTCTCAATGCCATTCGTCGGGCACGTGCTCAAAGTCGGCGCTAAAAACTAACACAAAGGAGTATCTCTAAATGAGTTACTCACCAGCATCAATCGTGACTTCGGGCGCATTGCCCAACCTCGTAGCTATTCACTAAAATCTTGGTGAATTCAAACTGTTCTAAATCGGCGAAAATCTTCTTGACAAGGTCTGCTAGGTGTGGTAGACTATAGTTATCGAATAAAGAAAACGCCGAGGAAACCGTGAAAGAGAAAACCAAAAGTTATATGGCTGGGATTCTAGATGCAGAAGGTTGCCTCCGAATCGCCACCCACAAACGAGGCAACAAAACCTACTACGAACCCAAGGTCTATTTGAGTAACAAATCAAAGGCCGTGATGCAGTGGTCGGTCCTACATTTCGGGGGAAGTTTCGTCCGAAATGTAAACAACAAAGCAGGGGAAGATTGGTTCATTTGGTATCTTCAATCATTTCCCACCGTTGTTAGTTTCCTCAAAACTATTCTGCCCTACTTGAAGTACAAGAGGGAGCAAGCTGAAACTCTTATTGAGTTCATTGAGAACAGAGAAAATCTGTCCGACAACCAAAAGAACGAGTATGTTCTGAAACTCAAAGAGATGAAGCAACACGGGTCCGTAACGACTGAAACGAACAGCAGCTATCTAAAAGCAGAACCAGCATACCTAGCCGGATTCTTTGATGGCAAAGGTTGTGTTCGGGTCAATAAGACTCCGATGAAAAACACAACCGCCTACCATCTAATTGTATCTATTGCCAACAACGACCGATCTGTTTTAGATTCTTGTAAAGAACTCTATGGCGGAGATGTCAGAGCCAAAGGGAAAAGAAATTGCTTCTCTTGGAGTTTATTCTCCAAAGCAAGCATTGAAAAATTCCTCGTGGATAGCCTTCCGTATCTTGTAGTTAAAAGAGACGAGGCGTTGGCGGCACTAGAATACGTTCAACTAAGACGAGCACAATGCCCAGCAAAACGCGAAGCCTTGTATCTTCGGTTGATAGCTTTAAAGAAGCTGAAGACACAGTCTGAACTGCATAGTGATATGCAGAGCGCCCCAGCAGAGATGCTGACGGCCTAAAACACACTGATGAACGTGAAGCAATTCCTAACCTGAAGGCACAAACTCCCTTCCTCAGCATGACGAAGCAGCGTCCGCTGCCCCTCCGTCAGGGAAACCAAATTCAGTGAACAATATTGCTGAATCCAAATCCGGCTATATCGGTGGACAACTCTCTGAGTCAATACCGAGGGAAGACTGGGAAACCAGAACCCGTAGAGGCTAATACGCCGGACAGTCCATTATTTGGACTGAAGATAGAGTCCGAGCTATGGGGTGACCTATAGAGCGACCTTGTGGTGACGCAAGAGAGGCGAAAGCCTAGTGACCCGAAAGGGCATTTCCAAAACAAGACTGTCTTCACCTACGCTCTGCTTGCCGCTAACCTTAATCAGGCTGCGGAAGGCACAGTCGGATCTCCTATCAGTGAATCCAGCAATAAAATTGTCGCGACCATCGGGCAATATGCTGATTTCATTAATAGTTCCGACCTTGCCCTGGACGTTGCAATTGACGACCCGGGTCTCCTTCAGAACTTGGCAAACGAACTGAACTACCGCTTGGCTCTCACCCTCAACTCCCTCGTCCAGCTTACCGCTGACTCGGCTGTTGCGGTCGATAGCTTGGTAAACATCCAGCTTGCAAACGGCTCGTATCTGACTGCGAATAACATCCGGTCTGCTGCTCAGTCGCTGGTAAGCGTTAACGCTCGTCCTCTCGTGGACAACAAATTTGGTGGAATCATTCACCCTAATGTAGTCCGCGACGTGCTGAACGACACCTCCTTTAATGGTCTGACCGACATTATCAAGAGGTCTGAGGAAATGCGCAACATGCTGTTTGAACTGCCTAAGAATGAGGATACCATCTCGTTCGCCGGGGTCACGTTCAAACAGACATCCACTGCCCCCACTGTAACAATCTCCGGAAATACCTATGGACTTGAAAGTCTAGTAGCCTGAAGAAGTAATTCTTCTTGAATCACGTCGCTAATTCGGTGGACATCTCTCAGAGACAATACCGAGCCAAACCCAAGAAATTGGGAAGTGTGTAGAGAGCATAGACGACGCTCCTGAAAAGGATGATGATGTGCTCCGGCCTGTATGGCGACATACAGAGACTGATAGAAATACTCAGTCCCGTCCAGATACTGGACGAGTAACAAAAGCGTACAATAGTTATATTTTCGGCGATGACGCAATCTTCTCCGTCTTCCTGGGGAAGAATCCAAACGATGGATCGAAGAACTATCAAATGGTAGCTTAGGGGAGTAATTCCCTTCGAACACACCGCTAATTCAGGGAACAACTCTTCGGAGTCAATCCTGAGCGAAGCCCGAAAGGGAACGTGCAGAGGCCATACACGGTGCCCCTCGAAAGAGGGTGATGAGATGGTCCGCTCTATACGGCGACGTATAGAGGTGGGCGGAACAAGAAACGACCCACCCTTGTCCAAATAATGGACATGTAACACAGAGGAAATTGTTCATACAGTCCGCGCCAGAACAAGGCAGCGTGAGTGATCCGGCCCGTCAAATCGGCGGGTGGGTCAGTTACAACGTGAGGTATACCAATACTTTGCGTCCGGGCTCGACAATGACGCTTCGTCGTTTGCAGTCGGAAACATCATCCAGCTAATGGATGAAATAATTTCGATTTTCTTGTTGCATTTCCACGAATCTGTGGTATAATGTACTTGGATTCGAATTCAAAGGTAAAGGGCGGCGCTGACCCGTCGCCCCAAACCTCATGGTCAGATGAGGATAAAAATGAAAACCAAAGTTTGCAAGAAGTGTGGAATAGAGAAATCAGTAGAAGAGTTTGGTAAAAAGCTGTCGGGATGGACTGCCTTGTGTTTAGATTGCACGCGGCGGAGAGATAGAGAACGATATGCGGCCAATCACGAGGAAATTAGGGAAGTGCAAAATGAGTACTACTCTAAGAACTCGGCAAAGATAATGGCGCAGATGAAGCAGGCACTAAAGAATCACCCGGAAAGAGGTCTTCTTAGGTTAGCTCAACGTCGCTGCAAGAAGTCGGGGGTTGTTTGCACGATAACTGAGAAAGATATTGTAGTTCCGGAGTTTTGCCCCATCCTGGGTTTGAAGTTAGAATTTGGGGAAATGGATAACCGAAACAACTCTCCGAGCCTGGACCGCATAATCCCCGAACTAGGGTACGTCCCGGGAAACGTTGCTGTAATCTCGTATAGAGCCAATCGAATCAAAAACGAAGGTCTAGCAGAAGAGCACCGCAAGATAGCCGACTGGATGGACGCCCAAAAGGAACTCACCAATGCCTAACCTCCTATTTTCGTTGACAGCAAAGGACTTCGAGTTCCAAACCTTCTGCACAGGAGGAAACGGGGGCCAGCATCGCAACGCCAAGCAGAACGGTGTCCGGTGCATTCACCCACCCTCTGGAGCCGTTGGTGAACACCGAGATGGCCGAGACCAGTTCCGAAACAAGCAGGAAGCGTTCCGAAAGTGCTGTGAGTCCCCCAAGTTCAAGGCTTGGCACCATGTCGAGGTCCTAAGACACACCGGGGAGCTACGAGAGATTGAAGAACGGGTAGACCGAATGATGTCTTCCGAAAATATCAAGATCGAGTATTTGGGAGAACCAGAATATGTCTGCTGATCAGCCCCTGAGTGCAAAAATAGAAGGCGATGAGCTTGTTATTCGAATCGGGGTTGGAACCCTGGCCTGGGCCGCTGAATTTGAAGGTCGAGAGCCATTCTGGGATTTCAACGAGGAACGAAATAAGTTTGTTCAGCTCTGGAAGATTACTGACGATCTAGGCTGGGCGGAAGATGTCTGTCGAGAGATTAACCGAGAAGAGGAAGACGGAAGTAGCCCGCTAACCAACCTTCTTGACAAAGCATCCGAAGAGGCTCTAGATCAGGGAAGTCTAAGTGTTTGGTCTCCAGAACTAGACCCAATCGATCCGGAGGATGAAGATGCCTGACATCTGTCCAGACTGTGGTCGAGACCTAACCGAGATCAACAATAGCATTTGGGCCGATTACTGCCACATAAAACTTGGGGGCCGTCCTTTTTGGGATGTCTGTTTGCCTCCTCTCACAGAGGAGGACCATAAAAGGCTCGAACCTCTCATAAGACCGATGGTAGACGAATTATCCAAAAGACTGGCCGAGACAATCGATTCGATTTTGAAAGACGAGGAAAATAGCAGATGCCTAATGCCTCAGTAACCACCGGCCCCTCGATGCCTAACACGACCGCGACGTACTACGGAACCAAACGTAAACCCAAGAAAGCAAAGAAGACCAAGAAGAAATGAAGCTACTGACCGACGGAGTTCCTAGAATCTACACAGAAGGTGTGATCTACCCACCCAACCAGATTCCTCTGGAGCACTTGGTTGCCTGCAATTCTGGCCGGGTCCGGAACATCACTCCACAGAAAGAGTCCAAACAATGGAAAATGTAGCCGGTGTTCTTTTCGTAGGATTTTTCGCCGCTTGTTTTATTTGGCTGTTGGTTTATGACAAGAGGCACAGATAATGGATAAGTTGGTCCGGTTTCCTGACGACTTTCGCCCCAGCCCGATACACAGTGGAATCGTCTACGAGTACTCTCCTGGTTTTTGGGTAAAAATTCCGTATAAAAGTGTTGACAAACCCACCAAACTATAGTACAATGTTTTTAGTGAACTTCAGACTTTAAGGAGAAATATGGCAGACGAAACTACCACACAGCCTACGATTGAAGAAAGCATCACGGCATTGCAGACCTCCAACACCAATATCCTTGCCCGGCTGACTAAGTTGGAAATCGAAGTAGCTGCGATTCCGACGACTACTACAGACCCCGCCGTCACCGCGTTGACCGAGAAGTTTACCAACCTCGGAGATGCTCTTGACCGCCATGGAATCAGGTAATTATGGCCGCTAAACACCCCGGCTTCTCTGCCGTTCAAAAGAAAATTCAAGGCTCTGGCTATTCCAAGGAATCGGCTGGGGCTATTTTGGCGTCTGCGACTCGCGGAGCGAGTAAGAAGGCCAAGACCAAGAATCCGAAACTCAAAAAGGTGAAGTAGTGGACCGCATACGAGGAAATATCGAGCACTACAAGATTTGGCTCCGCTCAGAATTTCGAGAAGGAGTTCTTCGTCCTGATTTTGGAAGGAATTCTGGAAAGACCCAAGCTCTGATTGAACTTGCCCACGAACAGATTCATTCCGGAATGCGGGTAGCTATTTTGGCGGGGACTCCCAATCTGTCTTTAACCGTAAGAGATCGGTATATTCGAACCTTCGGAGAAGAGGAAAATATGCCGATTTTTGCGGGACAAGAAAGTGATCTCAAAGGAAAGATAGTAGACGACATTTTTGATGATCGTCCCGAGTGGTCCAAGTAATGGACCGCCCCCTCAAACTAAAGAAGAAGAGTAGCCAGATTCACGAAGGATCGACCTACGACCCGAGTACAGAACGACTGACTACCGTTCTGAATGGCGCGACGGTGGCTTACCACCAAGTTTCTCCCGAAATTATCGCCGGGTTGGAACAAGCCGATAGTCCCGGGTCGTATTTCCACCAACACATTCGTAACGCGCACAAGAACACCAGAGTTCGTTAGATCGGCTGTCCATATCCTTCCTCCTCCTTTATACGGACAGCCAGCCGGGGCTTGAACCTTTCTCCTCCTTTATTTCAGGCCTCGGCCCCCTAAGTTTGCCCTTCTCCCCTTTCGGATTATTCTGAGAGAATACGGATCGCGACCGTCGCGGAAGGGCAATTCAAATGAATAACCGCGAAGTGGGGCGGTTTCCGATGCGATAAGCCTCTCAACGATGCTCAAATCGTCGCAGCGTTTTCCTTCCGGAAGGACCCCAACTTTTGTCCGAATAATGGACGCGCAGGTCGCCATAGACTAGCCAATCCGATAGTTCACTAGCCCTGAACGAGCGGGGAGGCGGGTTGAGCAGGTTGGATAGTACTGGCAAGATTTTAGATGACCTCTACTATCGTAGTCAGACTACGATTCCAACCGGGCAACGCTCGATCTTAAATCTAACCTGCGGCCTGCGATTTTTACCCAGAGGAACAATGCCAAAAATAGCCGATCCTTTCGACGACCACTACCAGCATCTGAATCACCTCCCCGACTCCACCCTCCGCGACTTAGCTCGCAACGACGCAGCCCCCAGAGACTACCGCAAATTTGCTGTGGAGCTTCTATGGGTCCGCAAATCTCCCTACGTCAAGCACACCGACCTACGCGAATTTGTCCAAGAACTGGAAGCCGAGTACGAAGGAATCTCGTTCGAATTCCCGGCACCGGTTGTAGAAGACGGCCCAGGACCGCTAACTGCCGGAATCACTACGAAGACCATGTTCGGCTCCGACGAAGTTCCCACTCCTACAGAAGCTCCTGATGAGGATAACCCTCCTCCGAAGCCTCGAAAGAAGAAACCAGATGATGCCTAAAGGAACTGCCGTCTGCTTTGTAGCACGCCACGGAGAAACTATACTAAATGCTACCAATTCGTTTCGTGGGTCCGCCAACCCACCCCTAAACGATACCGGAATTAAAGAAGCCCACGAACTCGCCAAGTTTTTAGAGGCGTTTGAAATCTCCCACGTAGTCTCTTCCGACAAACAGCGCGCGACTAAAACCGCTGAAATAATCGCTAAAGCACAGCACACGGATGTTCACCAAACTCCCTTCCTCCGAGCCTTGAACGTGGGCAAATTTAGTGGGCAGAAAAGAACCCCCGAGTCCGAAGCCGAACTTCAAACCTATCTGGACGATCCCGATTGTAAAATTCCCGACGGTGAGTCCCTCAATGAATTCAAGGGTCGGATTCATCCCTGTATCACAGAAGCTATTGATTTGTTTTGTCAGTCTGGAATTCCTCCTCTCGTCGTAGCCCATAGTTCGATTATACATGAAGTGGGTGCGATGCTCAAAGGCAACCATAAAGGAGTTCTAGTCGAACCGGGCGGAGCGATAGCGATCTATTTCAACGGATCGAAACTAGATGTAGAACCAATCTTCAAACCTCTTCTTATTTCTGGCACACACGCAGAAACGATAACCTAACGCCCGTAGTGGCAAAGATAACCAACCAACTCTAAGGAGTTTTACATGAACAGCGATACCTTTGCCGGACTCTCCGGCGTCCTAACGGGCAACCCAACCTACCGCAACAATCTTCTTCCTCTAACCGGCTTGGGAACTACCGAGACCTTGGTCAACATGGCCACGGATTCCTCCCTCACGACGGGGGTAGCCGCGTTTGTTCGTGCCCCTCTTCAGACTGACATTATTGGAGGCAACGCTCCTCTGGATCAGAACGAAAACGGAAGCAGTATCGGTGGCAACCTGGGCCGTCCCGGACAGGACTACAGAGGTGCGCGCCCGTATTTCAATTCGAATAGTTTCAATGGTCGTCCGATTATCTTGCAGGCTTCTGGATACTTTACCTCAGCGACAACAACGACAACGGCCCATCAGATTAACTTGTATCAAGCTACTGCTGCGAACGGAGCGCAGCTAACGACTAAAAATACAATTTTCTCGGCGCTGTCTTCCGCCACTCTGGCTGCTGGAAACTACAACTACTTGATTCAGGTCAGTTTGATTTGGGACGCAGTTTCGGGCAAGCTGAATGGGTGGGCGGAAGCCAATGTGGGCGGTACTTATACAGCTCGAACAGCCTTGACCCCCATCACTGTGGCCTCCCCGACCGACTTATTCTTCTTCCAGTCCGTTAAGTTCTTCAACGGCGCAGCCAATACAATCACCCCGGTTGAATTAAATATTTCACAAACCTAATCGAACGTGCGGGTGTTTCTACGTAGTAATGCGTAGAGCGGGTATACGGGTCTCGGAGTCTTGCAGTAAAACCAAACGTAAGGTATCGAGAACACCCGTAACAAATTCGAGGGGTAAGACGTTGGAATTTTATGCTACCCAGGTAAGCCCCTCGAAACAATTTGTCCGAAAAATGGACTACGAGGTTTTATGTCAGTTTTCATTGAAATCCACGATGAACAAAAAGCAGACGAAGACATTGACACAAGTTGTGTATCTTGCACAGAAAACGTCATCGGCTATGTAATTGCCGCAGTTGTGAAACATGATGACGGAAAGATCACCCTAGAGAGAGAAATCTCAGTCAACACCGACGACGTTATCGATAATCAACTTGCCGAATCTGTGGTTAAGAAAATCGAAGCAAAGCTGAATGAAGCTTTCCCCGATCCCAACAAACCAGAACCTAGTAAGTTGTGGGTGCCTGACTAATGAGTGATTCAATCAAGAGCGAGTTTGATGTTGTTGACTACGAAGCAGGCGCTTCGAACGACGTAAAGGGCCAAGAATGTGTAGGTTGCAGACGCCTCCTTCGCTGGGACTTCTACGACAAAGACTCTTCCCGAAGCTCTGGATACGATCCGATGTGCCCCCTCTGCAAAGCATCCCCAAAACTTAGTATGGCTGAGCACACTGCCCGACTCCGAGAGATGAATTACAACTCCGAGGGAACCCGAAGACAGCGCCATCCTGATTCTCAGTTTCTATGGGAGAAGCAACCTGGACGCCCAATGGAATGCTCGGTGTTTCTAGCCAAGCTGAAGCACGCCTACCCAAATCTGCACGTTACCCAAGGTGGAGTCACCATCAACGGTGCTATTGTTGACCTAGCTTTGTATGCTACGTCTGGAGTAAACCGTCCAGAATTCAATGGGCAGAGCTTTAAGTACATGGGGTACGTGACTCTCGGAATCATGCCCGAATACTCTGAATATGAGTTCAACGAACGAGACATCCTCCAGCGCTGTACTCAAATTGGTTGGCGGTCGGTTCTTCTCCGGTTCGTAGAGAACAATATTCTGTCTGAAGAACAATGTGAAGCAGAGTTTGGAGTGCCGTCTGGGGGAGCAAATTCCCTCTGGTACAAGAAACTGAATAACCATCGCAACGCAAAGAAAATAGCCTAGTCCAGATAATGGACACAAAACCCTGATCGGCTGGATTAGCCGTGGAGAATGTATGACAATCAAAGCCATAAAGCCCTTCGAAAAAGAAACTGTTTCAGCGCCTGTTGAAAATACTTCCTCTACTGAAACCCCCAACCAGTTCAACAGTAGCGCCTCCCCGATTTCAACAGACGCCTTGCTCACCCTGATTGCTTCAATGCAGCAACAACTGCTCGCTTCACAGCAAGCCGCAGTAGAAGCTAATGCCAAGCTCGCGGAAGCTATTTTGGAAACCACTAAGCCTCGCGAAGTCCTGAAGTCAAAATCTGAACTGGCAAAAGAAGCCAACGAAAAGAAGTTTGACGAAGCCGCCAAGGAACTGAAGCGGCGTCAGCGCGCTAACCTTCTCTACAACCAAGATAACTGCGACCACATCGCCGGTTGCAACGAGTTGTCCGAGCAGCGCGACATCGCCGGACGTACCTCAATCATCTGGCATCGCAACGACGTGGGCGTCGATATCGGCATTTGCACAAACTGCCAGCGCATCTTCCACCCGACCGACACTGTCGATTCTCGGGGAAATTCCTATACCTACTGGCGGAAAAAGCCCTCGTTCAACAAGCTGTCCGCAGCCGGACACCGAACGATGCAGAATCCTCAACAGGCGATGGATGAGTCTTACCTACACGATCTAGAGTAATCCTTGTTGAACGAGGCGGAATGAAAAACTTGTCTTACGAAAACTGGGTTGCCCAATTCGTAGAGAACCTGTCTGAGTATTTCAACCTTGGCGGCTGGAACATCCACATCGACTACGAGGATGAACCCTCCAAAGACGGGTGCTATGCCAGCAACGATATCAACTCCCCCTACCAATTCTCCACGATTACTCTTTATCAGCACTCGCGAGAAGATTTTGAGTCGGGGGAGCAAGACTTGCTGGTCATGTCTATTGTCCACGAATTAGTCCACATCTTCCTCGATCCGTTCCAAGACTATATGCACCCGCATCTGTCGATAACCACAACCCCATTATTCATGAGCACCTTAGAACAGCAGACGCAAAAGTTGACGATGGTGTTCTTGAAGACCCTTCCCGAAGACATTATCCCTCCTTTTCCCAAGGTAAAAAATGGCAAGTACAATTCAGCTTCAAAGGACGATAAACAGAAGTAGTCAGTTCATCCGACTGGCTCCTTTGACGTTTACGTCCAACACGGCCAACGACCCGGCGTTCTCAAATGCCGACTGGGTTATGCAGACGATACTAGCCCCTCCCTTCGCTTGGCGGTGGAATCGAAACGCGACGGCAACCCCAACGTCACCTACGTTTGTAACAACACCGGGAGTGTCGGACTATTTGGTATCTTTGCCCACTTTTGGGTGGATCGAGAAAGCTGTCGGGTATGATGTCGCTGATGGATATAGAGCTTTCGAACTTCAAGTAGGCTTAGTCTCCGGAGGAGAGTCTCTTCAGAACGAACCGGCGCGTATTGCCGCACAGTACGATGACGACTCGGGAAACATTACCTTCCGTTTGTTTCCCCCTCCCGATGACAAAATCTATAATATCGTAGTCGAATACCAGAAGTGTGCCCCTCAGTTCTTAGTAACAACCCAAACTTGGGCACCAATCCCGGACTATATGAGTTACATTTATAACTCCGGATTTGACGCGAAGTCGTACGAGTATGCGAATGATCCACGATTTGGATCGGCTATGCAACTTTTTTACACGCAACTAGCTTCTGTTGCTGAAGGATTAGACACCTCCCAAAAGAATATCTGGTTAGCAGATCGTTTGAACTCGATGCGGCAAACGATGGCTGTGCAATCGGGAAAAGCTTAGAAAGGAGAAAATATGCCGATAATTACTGGTAATCAGAGTACCTCTATCACGGTTTTAGAATTAGCTAAGCAGATGAAAGCAAACCCCGAGTTCTATAATGTCCTCGGAGGAGCTGCTGGGTACTCGACAGAGCCGTTGCTGACCGCCTGTAACGATGTCATGTGCCGGATTTTGGACGAGAGCATGCCGTGGAAATGGAACCGCAAGGTTATCCCTCCTTTCCTGACAGTCTCTCTCCAGCAAGACTACTGCACAAATATAACAGACCTTAGTTGGCTGGAGGCCTGCTGGATTGTGGATATCAATAATTCCACATCCAACTCCAACGGCGCTCCTAAACCTAGTCGGCCAATGGAGACAGTCCGAGACCTAGTTCAAACCTCTGTCCAGAACGTTCCTTTTCAGATAGCTTTCGTTTTCAACAATCAGGCGTATCTAGGGTTGTGGCAAGCTAATACCGAGTACGGCTGCGGGTATGGGGTCGCACAACTCCCTCGGTCCCCCATTCAGCAGTTCATGGACGAGAACGGGAACATTCTATTCATCGACTCGACACAGCTGGGAATCAATATTGAATCGCCTGGATACACCGGGACCACAATCTCTCTTCCGTCTAATTCTCCGTATGGCGTGTCTGGAAGTACGCAACCCGCCGCAGACCCTAATGCGACTCCTGGGACTCTTGTACAAGACGGAACCGTTATATGGACTGTGGCGGACCCGTGGGGGTACTGCTTTAGAATTTCACCTCTGCCCGCCCTAAACGGCCTCTGCTGGTTCATTGGCGGACAATATCAGGCGCTCCCTCCTGTGCTGCTAACTATGCAGCAGACGATTGACCCTGTTCCGAATTCCATGACGTTTCTATTTCGGGCCGGTGTTCGCGCACAGTTGCAAATGTTTAACGGCAACCCAAAAGGTGCTCAAGCTTACGCCGAGTGGGAGGAACAGCTACGCGCGAGCTTACGTGGCGCGGACCGCCAGCAAGAGGAGAACGTACTTTACCCCAGCCAGACCATTTTGAACGGCGGGGGATTCGGGTCTACATGGGCCGGGATAGGCGCAGCTCAGCCCTATGGACCCGCTTTTATGGGTCCTGGTTACGGGTACTAGCCAAACAAATTCGCCGTCTCTTTTATCTTTGGGAGTATGATCCTATATTTGTGTTTAGGAAAAGACCCAGCCTTTGTATAGCCAAGTTCTACCATCTGCTGATTGGTTCGAGTCTTGGGTCCCGCTTTTCTCGCCACCATTTTTCCGTTAGGGTCCTTCCAAACATCTTGAGGCTTAGTCAAACCGAGATATTCCCAGTTTGTTGCTTTGTAAATTGCTCCCGTGTGTCCCTGCATTTCGTCTGCATACGTGACCAAGCACTCGAAGCGACGGTCAGATCGAATTAGCTTCAGACTTTGTCCGAGCAGGAAACTGGCCCCGTTTTGAGGAACTTCCGGGGATACAACGAGTCTAGACAACGAAAGAACCTTTCGCCAATCTCCATCTGGGTAGGTATTCATCGCGCACGACTTCGTAGGCGGGAGCCACCAAGCCACTCCGAGACAGTCAAATAGATTTTCTTTGTGGTATAGGCCGTGGACATACACAGCGGTATTTGATCCACCTTTGGCGTAGTGGTATTTCTCTACCATCTCCCTAGCCGCAGAGAGGGAAGTCACACGAACTTCGTAATCCTTTTTTGAGAGAACTGGAACACAGGGTTTCATATTCTACCTATCGGACGCTGTGGAAAATTAACCAATTTCCACCAAAATAAATAATCCCCGCAAGTCCCAAAAACCAGCGTCCTCGTAGTTTTCTGATGTGTCCTTCCAGATAGAAAATGTGTTGGTCGTACCAAGCCAAATTATCTCCCGTGCAGTATGTAGATCCTACCCAGTTCCACATATTTTTCATTTCTCACCTCTGAAAATAGTATACTACCGTTCCACTCTTTCTGTCAACCGAAAAATCCAGATAATGGACAAAATGAAACCTTTCTACGGAAATATCGAAGATTTAACAACTCGAAATTCCAACTTCAGGAAAGTACTTTTCACGGGGAAGCTCCAACTGGTTCTGATGTCCCTGAAGCCAGAAGAAGAAATCGGCGAAGAGAAACATCCCTCCGATCAGTTCTTCCGTGTCGAGCAAGGAACTGCGGTCTTCGTCCTGAACAAGGAAGATGTATTTATTGCCCGAGACGGAGATTCTGTAGTAGTCCCCGGTGGCTCGTACCACAACGTAATCAACAAATCCAAGACCTCTACTTTGAAATTATACACGATATACTCCTCTCCCGAACACCCTAGTAAAGAGATTAAGAAAACCAAGAAAGAAGCAGAGGCCGCTGAGAAATAATGGCAAACCAATTTCAACTAAATGGATCGACTTCCGGTAAACAAACCCGGTATACCGGGCTGTGGAATGCCTCGTGGACTTCCGGAATTTGGACCAATAGAAGTCCACTCAGAGAAGGACCGGTCACCCGAATGGAGGCCCGGTACATTGGCGCACGTAATGACTGTTTCTGGGACGGGTCCAACATTGAGATCAGTCAGAGACTGACCCCCGTCCGCCGCCCGGGTCAGACGCAATATAACACGTCCACTTTCTCCGCCATCAACTGTTTCTATGAATTTCGATTGTTCAACACCAACACCGAGACCATCAAAGTGATGGCCGATACTGCTGGTACTTTATTCGATGCCACTGGACCCTCTGGTCAAATTGCTGTATGGTCGAAATCCGCAGGCGCTGGGCAGACATACATGCAGTATGTCGCCAACAATTTGTATTTCGGAAATGGGGTAGACCTCAAGAAGTGGGTCCAGAATCCCGTCGGGTGGCTTGCGTCAAATAAATATACTGTAGACGAAATGCAGACGTTCGTTATTGACTCCAATGGAAACTTGGAGCAGTTGACCCAGTGCATTATCCCGGTCGTATCAATTGGAATCGCATCGAACGTCCTCACGGTCACTTTCGACCGAAATGTTACCAACTACTTGACCACCGGGTTGAATATCAATTTTAGGGGCTTGACGGTAGCTACCTTCCTTAATGGCTACGACCCAAAGAACCAAGTAATCACGATCAGTAACGTTTCGGGAACCACGGTCCAAGCCCCCTTTGTCTACAACAACTACGCCACTACCGCAGATTCTGGAACTTGCTATGTAGTGGAAGGTGGAACCCCGTACTCTGGGGGAACTGTTCCTGTCTGGAATACCGCTTTGATGGGAACTACCACAGACAATGTGTGTTTGTGGGTCAATCGCGGAACCCCTCTTGAGAATTTCGGAATCGTTGGGCCGACTCAGCAAACCATGAGTTTTACGGTAAATACCAACTCAAACTCTTGGGCAGATAACACCTACTACTCGATCCTGGATTCAATCATTGATAACAACGGAAACTTACAGAAGGTAACGACATCTGGAAAAAGCGGATACTATGGCTCGGGTTCATTCCCCACGTGGTCCACTACTCTCGGTGGTACTACCGCCGATGGTACTGTTGTTTGGACGGTAGTACAGCTCGGTCTATGGAACCCCTCTGCTCCGAATGTGACCACTTGGCTTCCTAACCATACATACACGAATGGAGCTTTGATAACCGCCACCCCAACTGGTGGATCGCCTTCGGTGTTCCAACTTCAGGGTTTTGCAGAAGCGCAGATTTCCGGAGCGGTCACGGCCTACTTGTACCCAGGAACCGGGTCTGGGGCTGTCACTCAATTCAACCACTCCTTTCCCCTGTCTACCGGGTCCGCACTGGGGTCAGCGACTGGCAACAGTTTTTTATTTGACCCAGCTAGTACTTCGGTATTCGGAGCTAACCCAATTCAATGGGCTACTCTTAACTCCTCGGGGACAACCACGGGGTATACCACCCCTTTTCCAACGCATACCAATACCTACGAACTGGTGGTTTTGGGAAATATTGTATTTCCCGAGGCCGGAAACTACACAATATCCATCGTCCACAAAGACGGTATGTTTTGGGGAATGGGTAATTCTGCGACCGTAATTAGCGGACCATCAAACGACCCTAGAAACAATACGGTAACGGCTGTTCAGGGATATCCTGTTTTTGGCGGAACTAATACCAACGCTTCTGGGGTAGACCTAACAGAAGACTTTGTCATTAATATACCGACCGCAGGAACCTACCCGATTGAAATTGACTATGCCTATTGGTATCATAGCGGACAGACTTTGGTTCTGACCGTAAACGGAGTCAATCCTGTCCCAGGAACTATCTCAACGTTGAGAACCAGCGGACCTACCGCCCCGACGTGGCCAGCATTCAGTTCGGCCTACGCTCCCGGATATGCTCTGGCTAACGAGACTTCTGGGCAATTGGTGTGGGCCAATATAGGACTTGTGACTGATTTTTCGTGGACAACCAAGACGTATTATCTAACAAACAGTTCGGCTGGGATTATTGACTCAAACAGTTATTCTGAAATTCCGTATGAGTCCGGAACAACCACCACCTTGGCCCCTACTTTTGTCAAAACTTTCAACGGGATTACGTCAGACAATCCAAACTTAATATGGCTAAACACGGGAAAGGCATCTATCGTCGCAGCAGGAAATTTATCGACCTCGGCGGGAGGATGGCAATATTGTATCGCTCTGGTCAACACGCTAACTGACACCGTATCTAATGCTGGACCAGTCACAACAATCACTGGAAGTTTTGTGGGTGCTTCAGGGGTTCACCTATCTGGGGGTCTTCCCGACGTATCTGTTATAGACCCACAGGTGGACTATGTCGCCATCTTTCGAACTAAGGATGGCGGAGGAACTTATTACCTAATTCCTCCTACATACAACCAAAATACAGTTTATACCTTGCCGTTGTCCGAGTACCTCGCGAACGGATATACAGACACGACTCTTGATGCGGATCTTAACTTCCTCATCTCTCCCGCGCTTTCTTACGAGAATACTCCTCCCGGAAACGTGGGAACTGGAACGCAGGGGATGATCAATTTTACCTACCATCTAAGCCGTCTCTTCGCAAGCACGGGAAATATAGTCTACTGGAGCACGGGTCCAGATACGACCGTTGGAAATGGAAACGAAGCTTGGTCTCCGTCTAACTCCTTTACCTTTCCTTCTCTTGTAAAGAGAATTGTATCCACCAGTATTGGAGCTTTAATATTTACAGTTTCTGACGTGTACCTTATTGCCGGGAAAGCCACATCCTCCAGTCCCCTGTTTCCTACTCCATACATCCCCGGGCTTGGTCTTCTATCTTACAACGCCCTTTCCACCAACGGAACATTGATTTATTTGCTTACCGCAGATAATCAATTTGTAGAGCTTAACCCGCACTCCGGAGTGAGTCAGCTTGGAAACCCAATTGGTGACAAGCTGCAAACATGGGACCCATCTCTCGCCTATGTCACTTGGCATGTCAGCGGATCGAGAGACCAAGCCCTATATGTTTCAGATGGCTCTACGGGGTGGTATAGACTTATGACCACACCTAGTCCAGAAACTGGACAAACTTGGTGCCCCTTCGCCACTATTCAGGGAGGAGCTAAGGCCGTCCAATCTGTTGAAGTATCTCCCGGAGTAACTAAACTGCTAGTGGGTCCTACAACTTCCGGACCCATTTTGCAACGAGACTACTCGGTAAACACAGACAACGGAACGGCGTATCCGGCATTTGGAACTCTGGGAAGTATAGTTCTAGCGCACCCAGGTCAACTTGCAGAATTGGTATTTGTCACTTTGGATAGCACTGCGGTTGGCTCACATCCCACCGTTAGTACTCTGATTGATGAGATATCGGGAACTTTCGAATCTATGCCTTCTTATGTTCCGGACCCAACACAACTTCCAGCAAGTACCACGCTCTACGGAGACAGATTCTACTTCTCTCAAACTCAACAACCTGCTATTTGTCGCCATCTCATGCTGAAATTTTCGTGGCCTGCTGAAAACTACGCAAATGAACTTTTAGCAATGACTATCTTTGGCGGTCCTACGGAGGAGTTGTAATGTCCACCCTAGCACAAGCAACCTCCAAAACAGTAGAGGAACTGGGACTCAGGCGGGTATCCTCCTCTGCTTCCTCCTTTACTCAAGCGATTTCGGATACCTCTCAAAGTAGCGGAACACAGACCACACGATGCCCAGTTCCCCCTATTTCTATTTCCCCTGATTCTCTTTCCTCATACGATCAAAAAGGTTTGGTGCCTCAAGCCCGATTTATGGCCTCCCTTCCTCTATTCCAAGATACATCTTCTACGGGAGTTTCAGTTACCAAGACGGTTGTCGCTAGCGGGGGTTCAGCATCTTCTGGATCTTCTTCGGGATCGTCGTCTTCTGGGTCCTCATCTTCGGGTTCTTCCTCCTCTCCGACAAACACTATTCCAACCAACACGGGGATTATTACACCAGCAATCAGTCAAGGTTCTCCTTTTTTGACTTCTTTGCAAATGTCTCCTTTGTTTATTTTGTATAAGGTAACAGTTAGCTCTCCCGCGCGCGTCGAACTCTATAGCACCTCTGGGGCGCAAACGCTGGACAGGGGGAGACCCGCAACTACCCCGGTATCCTCAGGAACGGAAAACGAAGTCATCGGAGATTTTAATTTGGCCTTGAGTACAGAATCTCCCTGGCTATGCTCTCCCGCTCCGACCGGATTTAATGGGGACGACCCGATCTCTTCAACTATATATCTGACGGTGACGAATCTTAATCCGTCTACTTCTCCCATAACAGTTTCCTTGTCCTATCTTCCTCTAGGAGGATCTTAATGGGTCAAATTTATCCAACTCCATCCTCCTTCGGGCAGTCCCTAACCATTAATACAACTGCTCCCCTAACCGGAGGGGGTCCTGTTTCTTCGGGAGGAAGTCTTACCCTGGGTCTTTCGACCAGCAATGATTCAACCCGTCGAGCATACGTAGTTACTCCTGCTCCAGACGGAAATACTGCCAATTTTACGATAGTCGGATTCCCGCCTGGGTCAAACGTTTCTTACGCTGACGTTTTCGTTGACGGAAAACTTCAGTTTACTTCTACTTTTACTCTGTCAGGTTCTACCCTTTACCTGAATACTCCTCCCACAACCGGGCAAAAAGTTAGGGTAGTATGCTCGACTCCGTCCGACAACCGACAGCAGTTCACATTAACTTCCTCTTCTTCCACCGTTTTCACGTTTCCTTCTGTTTCTCCCCAAAGTGCTTACGTAGATGTCTATGATGGAAATGGAAAACTGCAAACTGTTGGGGCAACTGGGTACTACCTCGATATTACCGACGGAGCGTACTCTGTTGTTTTTGCTTCTGCTCCGGTGATCCCCGTTGTCGCTGTGTTCGATCCTACGGTAAACAGTGGTCGTAATTTGTACACAACAACGGCCATTACTTCGACAACCTTCAGCATATCTGGCGGATCACCTAGCACCCCCTACATTGATGTGTTTGACCAAGGTTTGTTTCTGATGGACGGCTCGTCTTACGACTACACCCTGAGTTATACTTCCGGGGTGTGGATCATAACATTTGCAACCGCCCCGGTCGCTCCTGTTGCTATCTTCGCCCCGGCTACTGTAATTCCCCCCTCCCAGAGTATCGGTTCTGTAGTTAATACTCTAAATGGACTGTCCGGAAATGTTACCCTAGTCCCTGGGTCAAATATCACTCTGACACCTTCTGGGAATACGATCACCATAGCGTCTACGGGAGGAGGGGGTGGTTTTACCTCGGGAAGCACCTCAAGCGGATATTGGGTAAAAGACCCTACAGGACATATTCACCAGTGGGGCAATATTACAACCGATATTAATAGCGGAAGCGTTGTGGTAACTTTTCCAACTCCTTTTACCACCGCATTAAGTATTTCCGTACTTGTAGCAACTGTATCGGCAGCAGACCGAATTACTTACGTGAATAACGGAACTGCGAACGATGTTGGCTTCTCTGTGTCAAACAACGGTTCGGGTGGATTTGCCTCTTGGACTGCTGACGGATTCTAAAACGCCCCAAAATAATTTCTTGACCTTCAAATCTAAAACTTAGGATAAACATGCAAGCACCTTGGAACCCAATGACGTGGGCATCAGAACACTGGCCGCAACTTGTGGGATGGACGGCTGTGGCAACCTTTCTGTCTTATATCTACCAGTGGGCAAAGAACTTAGGCGGATACGCCACGTCTCTAACCGCAACGAGAGATGATTTAGGCGCGATTAAGTCTAACCATATCCCTCATCTTCAGAAGGAGTTGGAGATGGTCAATCAGCGACTCGAAACAGTCAATACTAATCTTGAAGGAATTCGAGAAGACTTTCGTGACGGCATTAATCGTCTAAGCGACAGTATCAATGTTTTACTGACGAGGCTTTAAATGGATCTTATGTTTGTGCGTCCGGCTAAACTGGGAGATGAGACGAAATTTTTGGACTGGTCTGTAGAAAATCCAGATAATGGATTTGATCCAGAGGTTGCTAAATCTCCGTCTACATTCGTTCTATGTGCTTACGACAAAACGGGAGCAGTAGCTTACCAGCCGGTCCAGCAAGTATTCATGATGGACTCCTACGCGGGCCGTCCCGGAAATACTAAGTTGCAAACAGCGGTGGCTATGAAGGAATTGTTCCAGGAGACGGTTACCCAAGCACACATAAAAGGCGTGTCCGAAATTTACTACCTCGGGACAGAGGTAGGAACCGATGCAATGACTACCAAGCATGTTTTTGAAGAGCTTCCATACAAGGTTTTTCGCGTGAAAGTTGCTAGTCTAGAGGGCTAAATGAAGATCAACACATTTTTGGAATTCGTTTGGAGTTCCCGGCAAAATCGATACATACTTGTCCGCAATCAGTCCATTACCTGGACTGGTGGGGTTGCTCTGTGTAAAGCAGAGGGGCCTAGCTCTGAACAACAAGGAATAGCCTCCTCCCAACAATCTTTCTACAACACGCTACAAAAAGACTACGGAACACAGTTCGCAAACCAGAGTAATATTTTGAATGCTCTGAACAAATCTTTGTCCCCCATTATAAATGCAGGAGTCGGTCAGTATGGGTTTGGAAATGCTGAGGACGCGGCAATGCGTACTCAGTCAACTTCGGGAACCGCGAGCGCCTACAGAAGTGCGAAACAGGCGTCTGGGGAAGCGCAAGCAGCGCAAGGCGGAGGAGATACTTTTATCGGCTCTGGTGTCAAAGCGCAGACAAACGCGCAACTAGCCAATTCTGCCGCTTCTACTGAAGCAAATCAGCAACTAGGAATTACGCAACAGGGGTACCAAACCGGAAGATCAAATTATTTCAACGCAGTCAATCAGGAACAAAATGTAGCTAATGCTTATAACCCCTCCGCGTACGGCCAGATGGCGAACTCGGCGGGATCTGCGGCGTATGGGTCGGCCTCAAACAATCAACAACTAAAAGCCGCAGCAGACGCTGCAAATAATCCTTGGGGACTCGTCGGGGGAGTAGCTGGTGGCATCGCGGGCTCTTTCGTAGGGATGCCGGGGGCTGGATACGCTCTTGGGTCTTCCTTGGGGGGTGGTTTAAGTGGTGCAACTTCTTCGGGGGGAAACTCTGGCGGTCTTGCTGGTGGGTTTGGTAATCTAGATACCACAGGAGGATCAACTTTCATGGAGCAGTTGAAGAATTTCGGATCGGGCCTGGGCAGATAATATGAGCGAACGAAGAATTGAAGCACTGGTTGACGCTATTGCCCACTTACGGGGTTCGTCCACTAACCCGGACTCTGATTTGTACCAGATTCGAAACCCGATTGGTACTATGAGTTTTTCTCGTCCCGGACGCAATGAGGTAGATGCTGAGGGACACCGCGTGTTTAAATCTTGGTTAGCCGGGTATCGAGCCGCTGTATTTGATCTTACCATCAAGTGCAAAGGAGAGTCTCGTGCCAACCTAAAACCTACCGATCTACTCGAAAATCTATTGCGCGTTCTGGGAATTACTGAGAAGCTGGGGCAAGATCAAGTAGTTAAATTCCTGAAGCGCGCCCTCAAAGACCAATCCATTACCCGGACCACCCCTCTATCATATTTTGTCGAAAACTAAGGACCACAATGCCTGATAATCTTCCTAATCCCGATGCGTCTGCTGTTGTAACTGCACCCGCTGGACCTCCTGCTCCCCAGACTCAATCTCCCGATATGGGGGATCAGCAGATTCCACAACAACCGATGCAAGCCTTTAATCCCCCCGCGCGTGGAGTCCCCGCCTCCCAACCACAGCAACCCGCCCCACAAAGCGGATGGCACAAGGCTCTTCAGAGCTTAATGGGAAGTTCTACCCAATATCAGCAGACCCCAAACGGCCCAGTTCCAGTTCAGGTCCCGAATAAACCCGGGCAGTTGTTCCGTAGTATCTTGGCTGGGGCCATCATGGGAGGAGCTGCGGGAGAAGAAGCGCACAACCAGAATCCCTACGGGGGTTTTGCTGGCGGTTTTATGCCCGGGGCAAAAGCGGGTATGCAGAACCAGCAAGCGGAGCAACAGAGAGCGCAACAGCAAGCTCAGCAGCAATGGCAGAACCAGCTAACAGCGAACAAGGAGCAGAGAGACAAAGATAAAGACCAAAGAGAAGCGACAGCCGCCTCGACTGAGGATATGGTTCAAAAAGCTCGAATCGCCCAAGCAAACGCAGAAACCTTGAGAACAAACCAATTAGTTCAGGGATCTAGCTTTGACCTCCACCAAAGAATAGCGGACGCGGACAAGGCGCGCATCTCTACGTTCGTAAACGCCGGAGTAAAGCCAACTTACGAAGATATTCCAGAATCCCAAATGAATGATATCATCAAGAATGCCCCCGGGTCCGGGTCTCTTGACTGGAGAGCAACCGGGACCAAAACTGTGATGGTGAAAGACGCAAACGGAAACGAGACTCCTTCTTTCGAGCTGGTATATTCCGCCTACGATCCAAAAACATCTGCCCCTCTATCTCAGGCAACTATTCAGCAGTGGGATAAAGATGGACTTTTCAAGTATCATCCGGAGTATAAAGATATTGTCAAAACCGGGAAGGTTCTAAGTGCCGATCAGTTCACATCTCTAGACCAGCAGGCCCAAAACTACGCGAACCAAAGCCTCGCACAAACCAAAAATGATTTAGAAGTTGAGCTCGTCAGGGCACAAATCGGGGAAGCAAAAGCGGCTATTGCCGCTCATCAGGCTACTACTCGTAGAGAAAATCTGTCTACTTCAGAAATGGCTACAGAGGACGCTCGGAAGAACCGAGAAGAAAACGCTTGGAAACATCTCGCAGCCGCTGGAAATGATCCTTCTAAAATAAGTGCAGAAGACCGAGTCGTCATAGGACGAGCTTCTGCTCCGGTAGCTGCTGCCGCTCTTGCGGGGATTAAAGTCGCAGCCCAAGAAGCACAAAACGGAGACGCCGACGCCGAATCCCAACTCCCTGAATTGTGGAGGCAGTATAACGCTCTCAGCCGATTGGCTAGCTTCTCGAATGAGTCTTCAGCCTCAGCGGTTGATCCAATTCAGGCTACCGTTGATTCTCTCAAGGGTAAGTCTGCCCACGAAGTTGCCGCTTCTCTGGACGACCCAAAGAATAAAGTTCCTGACGCCGTTAAAGCACAGGTATGGAAGAAGCTAGGAATGCAGCCGCCATCGTCCTTGAGTCCTCTCGGACAAGGTGCGCTGAGGGCCGTAGAAACGATAGGCCCAGCTCTTAACGCAATACCGATCTTATAGCAACATAGGAAAATCATGTCTAACTCAGTAGACCTTAGTGGAATCTGGGGGCAAACAACCGCCTCCACAGAAACTAATGCTCCTGCTCCTCCAAGCGCTGTCGATTTAAGCAGCATTTGGGGGGCGCAAAAATCATCTCCAGTTGCCCCCACTTCAACTCCCGGGGCCGCCGACCTCAGCAGCATATGGGGTGGAGGTTCTGCGCGTCCAGATAATGGACAACCTGCCCAACCTATTCAGCATGTTTACCAAGACCCAAATCAAAGTTGGTATAAAAGGGCCTGGGACTTCGCACAGACACCGATCACGGAAAGTCTCTTCGGAATGCCAGAAGAAAGAGAAGGGGCTGGTGGCCTTGAGCGCGGTATAGAACACATTGCATCTGGGTTTACGAGTCCCCTCTCGCTCGCGCTGACCGCTGCCACCTTCGGCACTGGGTCTTTGATCGAAAGCGCCGGAGCAACTGCCCTCAAAGAAGCCGGACTCTCTACTGCCGAAATTGCAGATGCTGTCAAAGGCTCCCAAGCGGCTCTAGGTGCTCTCAAGGAAGCGAAGTCAGTGGACCCAGTCATTCAACAAGCTCTGGAAGCGGGAGGGCACGATCTGGGTCTTCTGGATCGGGCTAGGAAACTCGTGTCTCCGTTAAATCGAGACGCGGAGTTCGGTTCGTCTGCAATTCAGAACGCCCTAAAGGAATCTGGAAAATTCTCCCCAGAAGAACTAGAAGCTCTGGGTAAGGCCGGAGACGCAGTCGCCGAAGCCAAGGCTGGATTCCACCCAGTTGAAGACGCCGTACGCGAAACAGGCGCAGATGTAGACGTTTGGAAGCGCGCGCAGAAAGCCCTATACGATAATGGCCTGACTGAGCAGGACCTATTGTCTAAAAATATGCTCGAAAACGGGGCCTTCCAAGTCCTGCGTCACACGATCCCGGATCTACCTGTCGCTGCTACTGCTCGAATGGCCAAGACTGCGAATGCTGTTTTGAATGCCGGATTTACCCTCCAGCAGTTTGAAACAGCAGCGGCTATGTCTCCCCGATTCCTCGACGCTCTCAAAGAAGGGGACACCGATAAAGCTTGGGAGTACGGAACAGAAGCCTTTGCAGGCGGTGCTTTGGGAATCCTCGGGACGCCTCACGCTCTTCACGCAGCGGGAGAACTGTTCAAACCGCTTCTGGAGACCGACAAGTTCAGACCCAACGACGAGTTTTTGGCAATGGACCGGGCTAACAAGGAACGTGAAGTTCAACATGCAGTCGGAGAACAAGAATCCATCAATTTGGATAGCCGCGTTCGGAAAATTCTCGGACACGAAACTCCCGGCTTTAAGGATAAGGTATTTGGCCCAAATGCTGATGTAAAATCACAGAAAGAACTTGAACTAGCTTCTGTGTTTCATCAGGTGGTCACCGGAGGAGACGCTGAAAAAGCGGCTGTTTGGCACGACGCTCTTGCGGAGGCATTGGGCAAAGACGAGCGCTTGACGAAGAGTCCAGATAATGGACAGTATGGTCCAGCTAATGAAGCCGATGAGTGGGATCAGCTTGAAAACGAGGTTCATTCTCGAACTGGAAAGGACCCGGCGGACGTTTCTTATGCCGAGTTACAGAAAGCAGGAGTATCTCCAGAACTACTAAACAACTGGGATAAGTACACAAAGAGAAACCCGTTTTCAGCCGACACCCCAGAATTGTCTAAATATGCTCGCACACAGACTCTCTCAGGAATCGGAACCGCTAATCCTGTTTTACTTCTCAACGACTACGCTCACGAACTACTCACCCGTGTTTGTATGAACACTCGGAACTGGTACGGAGCTGAGTTTAACACAGAAGATGTTGGGAAACTGGTGTCCGCTCTTCGAGAAGAGGCACAAAAAGGAGACAGAGGAAACCTCTCGGTACTTGCGAACGAACTAGAAAAAGCCGCGTCGGGGGGTAGGTCTGTGGTCGCCGTTAAGAAAATCGGTGGTCTCGCGCAGACATCTACCATTGCTCACGAGCAGACACACGTCTGGCAGACTAAATATCCTCTGACCCCGGAGCAACTGAAGCCGGTACTCGGTGATCCTCTGTACCGAGATGCCCTAAACGATTTGTACCGCAAAGGATATAAGTCGGATACAGATACGCTTCCAGATGAAATCCTGTCTCATCTATCCACTGATGATCGACTTGGGTTATCAAAAACAGAAGCAAAGGACTTGACAAAGAAGTTCTTGTCGTTGTATCCTAAAGAAGCAATATCGGAATTCCCGAACAGAAATGAAACCACTCTAAATGCCCTGAAGGAGCTAGGATACGATGAGAATATTAACCAGACCGCAAATCGAGGAATACTTTACCAAACGTCACGAGTCTTCGGAAACGGAGCGGGGTCTCCGCACCCCTACCTCCCCGACAACATCCGAGAACTCATCGCCGACAACAACTTCAAAGCACTCCCCGATAGCTATAAAGCCACTGTCTTAGCCTCTTTAAAGAGAGTTGCTAACGGAGAACTATCTGACCGGGAGCTTGAAGCAGCCAAAGCTCTGAGAGACGAGCAGGCTCGCAATTTCCAAATAGGATCGTCCAACGATCTTCTGCACTCGTTCGTCCAAGACTACATGACCCGTACCTACAAGGACCTGAATCCAGACGGTAAGGTTGTTGCGTCCGAAGCCAAGCAGGGTAAGTTCGCTACGAACGTCACGATGGCTCGTCAGCGCGTATATGACTCTCACCTAACCGCCCTTCTGAAATCTCCAAAGCCAATCGACTTTGATCCGGTGTCTGTAACAGCTAAAGGACGCGGAGAACTCATCAAAGCAGCGGCAAACAAACAGTTGATTGACACTCTCCGCGATCAGTTCACTCGCGGCTCAGACGGTCGTCCTGCGGTAGTTCTCTCAGGACAAGGCCAAGTTGTGTCTGGACAAAATGGGGAAGACCCTAAAACTTTCATCGACCCAAACCGGGTTCGTAAAATCAACATTGCAGATTCAGTAGTCCAGCAACTGGACAAATCAGGAGACCTCCAAAGATTCTTGGACGAAGGAACCATCAAGGACCTGACTCCATACGTCCATCCATCGAATATCCAAGCAGCTATCGAAAAGTTGGAGGAGCAGTCTACTCGTAAAGAAGCTCAATATGACGAAGTCGGGAACAATAAGCTATCAACCGACATCATGTATTTGAAGTCGATGGCAGCTAACAAAGACTACTCAGGACTCAAGGAGTTTAACGACGCGCAGAAGAAGGTTTATGCGTGGGACCCCCAAGATTACATAAGTCTAAATAACAATGCAATGAAGGGGTGGAACTTCGTAACCAACGATTCTGCTGGGCATAACATCTTGGTCCGGTCAGATATTCGTGTCCATCCTGAGTTTGCGGAGTACCTGAAGAACCGTCTGGGTCTGGAACCGTCGGCGGTCGCCAGCAGCGCGGTGGGGAAAGCCTTGCTCGGAGCCGGGACCAAGATGAAAGAGACGTTGCTGTCTCTATCTCCGTTCCACATGGTTCAGGAAGCGCTACGCGGAATCATGATAGGAATTAACCCGTTCCACAAAATTGGTCCGGACATTCTTACCGGGGCTAAGGTAGACCCACTCGACCCTAATTCACCCACGAAGATTAACGTGGGTGTCCGAAACGGACTGACCGTGGGTACTGACTACAAATCCTTGCAGGACCATTCTGAAGGTGTCGCTGCGGGCGGCGGAATTCTTCGTCTGATCCCCGGAGTCGGGAAACCTCTGTCTAATGCCATGGACTGGTACCAGTCGTTCTTGTTCAAACGCTATATTCCCGCCCTTAAAGCGCGCGGTTACGAACTTATGTTTGATCGCTACCAAGAGGCGCATCCCGACTGGGAAATAGACCACGTCGCAAAAGTAGCAGCTACCCACGCCAATAACACGTTTGGTGGAATTAATTGGAAAGCGATGGGCAGATCAGCTACGAATCAGGACTGGGGGCGCTTATTGCTGCTAGCTCCTGATTGGCTTGAGGCGGAGATGCGCTCTGGGGCCAATCTGTTCAACAAAGATGAAGGCGGACTAGGCCGTGCGCAAGTCGCCAAGATGGCTCTCGGTTTGTGGGGGGTAGCGCGCGTTCTGAACTACGCTTCTACTGGTAGTTTTCACAACGAGGCTCCCTTTGGGTTAGCCGTCAAGAACAAAGAAGGCAAGGAAACGGTCTTCGGCATTAGAACTCTACCCACCGACCTTCTTCACGCGGCGTCTGACCCAGTAGGGTTCCTCAAAGGACGTTTAGCCCCTACCATACGTACGGGGGAAGAACTCCTGTCCCAACGCGACCAGTTTGGAAGAAAGCTGGCTCCAGAAGACTTGTGGGCAGACGTTTTCAGGAACATGGCTCCTATTCCTGCTCAGACTATAGGACAAATGGTATCGGGGTCCGGGCCTTCTGTAGGCAACCCGGGGCAAGTATGGAAATCTATCGGAGGCACTGCCCAAACTTATCAGACCCCCGCTCAGAAGCTAGCCGCAGAACTGGCTAGTAATCACAACGAAGATGGCCCCGTGGACTCGTCACAAATGGCTCGCCATTCTAGAGTTATGCAGCTAGAAGATCAAGTAAGATCAGGAGACCTTTCTTGGCCGGACTTGATGAAATTGACGTATGAGACAGATCAGTTGAAGGAATCGGAGCTGAAACATATTCAGCAGAATCTTCAGAAAACGAAGGGGCTGGATTCTTCAATGGCCTCTCTCTACACTAGAGCTTCGAGACTGCCCGCCAAAGAATACTTGCAACTTTTAGATGTGACAAATCCTTCCGAGAAAACGGCTTTGGTTCCTCTGACAATACAAGTTCAGAGACGGTACCTGACCAAAGCTAAGAAGGATGAGACCCCCGAAGAGAGACAAAGGGATCCAGTATTCCAGAGACTGTTGAGAACAATCCCTGGGAGAGAAGAAGCTGCTCCGCAGCCGCAGTCTCAAGCAGCTCCTCCGCCCGTGGTTTCTCCGGCTATACAAAAGGAAGTAGCATATCTCTATACAGCTACTCACCCGAATACTGGGCATAGAGTTGGGTCAAATGACGGTCATACGTGGTTTGATCACCAGACGGGAGAACCAATAAATGGCTAGTCCTGGAAATCCATTATCTGGACAACAACCGACTCCTCCGGCGGGCTACAAACTTGATGTGACCCCTCCGGAAGGGTATGCGTTGGACCAGAGCGTACCTGAAAGTCAGCAATCGATCCCACCTCCTACACCCAATCTAGCGGCGCAACCCCCTGAGGTTCTGCCACAGGCAATGCACCCGGTTCTACAGCAGATATTGAAGGAAAACCAGGGACTCGCTAAAAATTTCAACGCAGACAACACTTCTCTAGTGTTTGCCAGCGGAGAGAGACAGCAGCGAGGACTCAAGGAAAGAGGAGGTCTAGAATTCTGGCACCCAGAAGGAGAACCTGTTGATAAGGGAGGCGATCCGACCTACCCAACTCCACAACTCGGAAAGAATGTTCTTGAAGTATACAGTGATGACTTGAAGAATGACCCAATCTCCCTAAAGCAGGCACTCGTTGGCGACTTATTGCACGGAATGACGAGTGATCCTTATTGGAAGAATCTCCGCGACCAGTTTATGCAGAACTTTACTCCGCAGGAGAGGAAACGACAAAAAGATGCACAGACGTGGTGGGAAGACGTGAACGGAGATAGACACGCGGAACAAAAGGGAGAGGTTGGACATTCGCTGGGTAATGGAACATACGATGCCTATATTCGAGGATGGATATTTAATGAGGGGGAGGGAAAACAAGGGCAGATGGAGCAAGGAAATACTATGTATTCCCCCAAACAACTACAAATCTTACAGAAGATGCAGGAGTATCTAAAAACTGGAAAGATTTCTACTGCCCCACTAAAAAATACCCGTAGTAGGCCAGAAAAGATAGTTCCTAAGAAGGAGCCAGTTCGACCAGAACCAGATTGGGATGCCAATGACTACAAAAGGAATGGTCTAAAAGTACCTCCTTCTCTAGCTACTCTCAACAAATAGTCTAGCAAACAGAAGCCCCGAATCCTCTATAGGACCGGGGCTTTTTCTGTGTCCATTATCTGGACCGTCTAATCCGCATCTGGTAAACCGAAGTAATGTCTCCACCCCTCGGTTCCAAACGTATCATCACCATCCGACTCGTCTAGCTTCTGTTCTACGATGTCATAGTGTGAAAACACAGACATCAGTTCTGCCGGGGATGCTGCTCCTACGATAGCCTTTCCCCTGATGGTGTAGATTTCCTTCTCGGTCAAAAGTTTTGGTTCTTTAAATTTCAGAGTCATCTTTCTTCTCCTTGGTTAAAAAATCGTATCTTTCCCTAATCAGATCAATCAAAACCGGATCTCGATACCCGTAGACATCCGGAATGCCGAGGTTTACAATTGGCCTCTCTTCCTCTCCTAGCATTTCCCGCAATTGCGCTTCCTGCCGGTCATCCATACATACAATAAGGTCCGCCCATTGCAACAGAACTTCATCTACCGGGACCAGAGCAAACTCCGCCGTCAGCCCCGCCGCCCTGGTGTTGAAGTTGTACGGTTCTTGCGACAGGACCATAGCCGCTGTTGGTGAACGAAGAATCCCAGCGGAGCAAACACAGAGGACCTTCTTGTACTCGCCCTGGTATGGATTTGTACTATTTGCTAGCCTGTTCATGAGGAAGTTCGTTGACATTTTTATTATCCTTTTCAATTTCCAATTGTAGCATAGCCAGCGCCCTCCACGCAACTTTTGCGCTGTGTCGTACGCCATCCGTATCTACGGTTCCTTTTTCCATCAAATGGCGAAGCAATGTATCTTCTTGATCGCCAGACTTTTCTCTAGCCCAATGAAGTGGTTCTCCGCTGTTGTGTTGTTCGTTTCCAATGTAGGACAAATGGGCAACATCTGCCAAGGCGTCGGGGAAATATTGGAACAAACCCGACCACAGAGGAATCTTCTTCCTCTCAACAGGATCAGTCGGAAGCAATGACATTGTCTATCCTTTCACCTTCCAAGAAGGAGTCAAAGTCCGAATAATGGACAACTTGGGGTAAATAATGGAAAATGTTCTCTTCGCCTCCGATCACTACAATCCTCTTGCCTGTACCTAAAGCATATCCAAACTCAGCATGGCGACCGCCTCGTGGTGTTCCGATAGTGGGGTCCTCTGAAAAGAATACGAACGTGTCGGCGGCGTCGATATCTTCGAGGTCGATGTATGCGGTATGTCGGCAGAACTTAGGCGTAAACTCGTGAAGATGGGCTGTCTCTGATCCCGTCTCCTCAAGCCATCGACTCGTTACTTTGATGTTGTGTTCGAGAAGAATAGGAACCAAAGACTTGATTTCCTTCTTCCTGGAATATCTAGCAGCTAAGTATACCTTCATCATCTCCTCCAAATTGAGCCTGTCTTCGGGTCCATCCCATACTTCTCGTTACTCAAAGAGTAGGTCCGAGGTTTCCGATCCGGGTCTCTTCGTCCAGTCGGGGACTTCGGTTCGTCTAGGTTATGAATGGGTGTGTACTGGCCCCCAAGATCATGAAGCCACCCAATCCAAATTTCAAACAGATTCTTGTCTCTCAATTTTTTCCTCTCTAGATTCTCTGTATTCTCGAATTGCTTTGCCAACTAATACCCACTCTTCGTAGCAGCGAAGCAGCTTTGATTCGTTACATCCTTTGCAGCAAGGAACGCAATTTTCAACCGAATATCCCTTTGAACTATCCTTTCGGTCTAGATTATGTCCCCTAGAGGTATCATTTGTGCTATGCTTGCACCACACAAGAGGGAAGGAGCAGTAGTGGCATACGAAGTTCTTTTGGGCAAAATTTTGGTACTCTTCGAAAGAAAGATTTACCGAAATATGTCTCTTCTTGGCATCTCGTACCAGCCGAGCGTAAGGGACCCAATACGGTTCTTTTTGAAGGGCCTTCGTTATTTGCTCCTTCTGATAACATGTGCAACTTATAGTCAATCCACCTTTTAAGCTGGAATGGCTTATTATCTTTTCTTTTCCGCAGTCGCAGCGACACAACCACCTTCTTTTGCTTTCGTTTTTTCCTTTAGTTCTTTTTCTAGCCGCCTCTTGTATGACGACAAGTTTACCGAACCTCTGATTAGTGAGGTCTTGAAGCGGAACAGTTCTCAAAGTTCGTCTAGGCTCCTTACTTTAAATAGGCTCCTTACTTTAAACCCAGAAGCACGGGCGTGGCCCCCACCTCCGTAGAGCTTAGCAATCTCGGACACGTCTAAGCCATACTCGTCTGATCGCAAACTAAAGATAGCGGAAGTTCCATCTAGGTAGAACGTCGCCCCGAACGGCTCTCCCCGGGCCAAGATGTTTCCGGCTTCGGAGCACAGAGTATAAGGCAGGTTCGCCGTCCAGACTTCATGACCTCCGATTTTGAACCGGAACTTGTTTTGAAGAAGCTCATTGATATCTTTGGTCTGCTTCTTCAAGATTATGTTTCCATACCCTTCTATCTCTCGCGCTTCGTGTGGATCTTCCAAAAGCTTACGGAGGAAGTCCCAGTTTTCAAAGTCGTACTCAGTTGCAAACAAGTAGGCCGAGATACCTTTGGTCTCTTCGAAGTGGAACCTCCACAGGTCTCTATCCTCTACGTAATTCACCAGCATCGGAATATCTTCTACTGGGTGAAAATAATCCCAAGCCAGACGTGCGCCGGACTTCTCCATGTCGAATTTCACAGACACGTTTTCTGGGAGATCGACTAGATCAGCTTCCGCGCTCTTGTGGTGGTCCAGGATTGTGATCGATTTTGCCTTCGCGGACATCTCCAAAATCACAGGACGCTTGTAGGAGAAGTCAACAAACCAAACCTCTCTATCTGTTACATCCGGAGGGTCTTCCTGGTATTTTCCAGGATAGAATTCCCAGTCCGGATGTACTTTCCAAATTGACCAAGCTGCTGTGAACCCGTCAGCGCAGGGACTATGATAAATTACTAGAGGCGTCATGTAATCCTTTCTGTCCATTATCTGGACTAAACCCTCGTCTGAATTGTACCAGTAACACCCCGGCGTCTGTCAACTATGTAGCTCGACAAAGCAGCATCTGATATAAACGCGTTTCTCTCGTGAAAACGGTCTGCTCCTCGGAGGGAGGACATCTGGTAGTGTGTCCCACCTGTCAACTCTTGAACAACCTCGTGGTGCAGGTGTCCGGTGAAGAAAGCACGGTAGATCGTCTCCGCCCACAACCTCGGTTCTTCCTTCGCCATTGTTGCCATGTACTGCGGAGGTTTGAGCGCCCCGTCCCCGTGGGCAAACCCCATCAACGTGTCCCCGTAGCAAGCGTATGCCCGAGTCTTGGCAGAAAACACAACTTCTACTGCGGGATCAGCTTGGTACTTGACCTGGAGGCACTTCAGCAAAGCTAGGCTGAGCAGCCGGTCATGATTGCCCGGGACAAAAAGTATCAGGACTGGGGCCACACTTCGAAGCATGTCAACATCTCGGAACGCAAGGTCTACGCCCTCAGAGAAAATCTGCGCAGCGGTTCCATCCAGTTCTTGCGGTGTTCCGCGAGTCGTCCCTCCTTGGTCGTTGTCAATAGTCAGAAAATCATTTCCCGAGGTGTAGATAAACTTGTCAGGTTTTCCCTTGTCTGCCACGTCCTCCAAAAGTTTCGTCCTGGCGTAGACAAGACGCTCCTCTGCTTCTTTGCGGCTGAAGTTTTCTCCGGTCTCGACTTCCCAACCCGAACCTCCGTAATGAAGTTCTCCCGCGCTGGTGACTACTGCAAACGGATTTCGAGGAGACTTCAAATTAAACACAGGAGGAGTATATGCCGGGATGAGCGTAGACAAGTGGTCCTGCAACGGAACGATAAAGTTCTGTTCAAGATCATTCCACTTCTCGGCGTCTATCTTTGTCTGGTGCCAGCGTTTCTTCTCGAATCCTTCCCATACCGCCTGCCGCCTCTGTTGGAAAGCGTCATCTGCCAAGTCATCCACTTCCCGAGCCATGACTTCTTCGCGGGTAAATGGCTCCGCTTCATGGGTCCAGCCATGCACTGCTTTAAGTTCTTGAAACTGGTCGCGGGGGATTGCAAAGCGACGACAAATTTCATTGATCGTAGAAGGCTTTCCGTCCCAATCAGAGTATGCCTTCTTCATCGACCGGAATTTGACACCGTTGATGACTAAAGGTTTAGGACGACATTTTAGGAAAGTGATGTATGTGTCAGAATCTCCATTATACACGTATTTTTCGTTTTGTACCCACGTTCCTTCTGGCTCATCAAAGGATACCTCGTTGCTTTGAGTCGGACCGTCCTCAATAGGCCACGGTTCGGCCTCTTCATTAAGAGGGAGAGGCCGCTGGAGGATTCGGTCCACAGTCTTATGGTGGAGACCAAACTGCTTAGCGATCCAGCGATGAGACGCTTCGGGATTAAGGGTGGAGCACTCGTGTACCCGAGTCTTGAGTTCTTCTGGAACTGGTGTTGTCTTAGGCATTACTTAGTCTCCTTTTGAATCTCTTCCAGCATCCACAAAGCAGTCATTGTTTCCCCGTCTTGCAAACCATAAGTGTAGGTTGTAAGATCTTCCGTAGCGATGTGTCGAGTCATATCTCGGGCCGCTCTGACTTTCAGTTTGGTAAGGATTTCGTCCGAGAGTTTTATACGGGGGTCTTCGTCCAGATAACGGACAAATTCATCAGAATATTCAGACCACGCATCTGTTACCCATGTAGTTCGAAAAAGTCCTATCAAACGAGGTTTGAACGTCCTTTTAATAACCGCTACACCAGATCGCAGGCCGCAAGTCGAACACACTTCTTCTTCGTCTGACCCGATAAACTGGTGCCACGAAACAGATTGAACGTGCCCGTTGGCACAAGCAAACCCAATTCTGTATGTTATCTCTGGATCGGGTTTAGGCGGGGAAGGCTTAAACCAACTCATGCTTCCTCCTCGTATTCCGACCTGAAATATCTCAAACTACCTAATCCTCGCTCAATAATAAGTCTCTCTTTAAGAAGAGAAACTATTTCTCGGCGAAGAGCCAATGTTTTAGTCAGATTTTCTACTTTCCTCTGGGTGAGGAATAGTTCAGCTTCTCTGAGAATATTCATTTCTCCTCCTCTTCAATATCAGCCTTCTCAGTAATCAAGAGGGCTACTCCTACTAGCGCGGAGAACCCGCCCAGCAGCCAGGAACGTTGGATAAAGGCTTCTACCGCCGCTGCCCCAAATACAGAGGCGAGGATGGCTTCTACCGTTCGGCGTTCGAGTTTGATTTCGTGCATCATCGGCCCTCCGCAAAATAAACGACAATTCCCAGCAGAAGAATGAAGAGGAAAACCGCGAGGAAGATGCCAGCTCCGATCCAGATGGGGCTTAGCACCCACCACCAACTCCACGTAATAAACCCCACTAGCTTGAGGGTAACGAAGATTAGGGTAAGCCATCCGCCGAGACCCACTCCTTGGTAAGAATTTACTGTTACGTTGCTCATGCTGTCTCCTTGTGCTCTTCACAGCGCGCTGATCGAGAGGATAGATCGGCACCGCCTCTCTTGTCTTTCTTGAAAGCCCAGACGGTTGCGGGTTGTTGACAAACGGAGCACTTACGAGGTGTCGAGTATTCTGAAATTGGTTTAGTCATTTTGTCTCCTGTCCAGATAATGGACTTCCCTTCTGAAAGTTTTCGAGGTAGTCTGCGGCAGCACGTAGAAGTCGTGGATCGTCGCCAAACTTTTGAATCCCCGAATTTATTTGGTACGAAAGGAGCCCACGGACGCTCGCACGGAGTAGGTCTCTCTTGACCTTTCGAATCACAAGTGATTTCTTCGCGTTGAAACCAACAAATTCAGACCCGTTATATGTTGCGACCGCTTCCCACCCCTCCTTGAGCTTGGTGGTCTCGATCTTGACCTTCTTCCATGAGTGGTCATGGTCAACATGCAGACGCCGAGTTCCTGCGGGTTTTCCGCTTACCCAGCAAAGCCCGTTGCTCCTTCTAGCCATCTCATCGTACTCGCGAAGAGTGATATTGTATGTCTTTTGGAGTCGGCGGTCGGCCTCCTTGTCGAGTTGTACTTTGGTCTTATGCTTTACTTTTCGTGTCATAAACTTCCTTTCGAACAACGCCACTGGGCCGGAGACGTGACGCTCCAAATCTGTTTCATCGGCTTTCCACATGCCGGACAAAAAGGCGGTTGGTCGCTTATCTTGACCAGCTTCTCCGCCTTCTCTCCGCAGTATACGCATTGGTAGTTGTAAACCGGCATTTAGAACACCCTCGCAAGAGTATATCCAATTGAGGCCCCTACCAAAAGTCCAGCAATTGCCTCCCACCAACCAAAGTGGTAAACTTCGGTGGAGATCAAAGCAGAATGAATCTCCTCCATCTTTTCGTACAGCTCTTTGACAGTCAGTCTTTTCCTAGCCATGTTACCTCCTACTCGTTTTTCCAAATGGTGGTAATTTCCACATCGCGTCCATCTTGGTAGTCCCCGAGTATGGAAATGAAATCTTCTACCTTCAGCTTTTTGGCCTCCACTAAGGCGGCGTCCCAATCTTCCGCACCAATTTCTACCCCAACGTCAACCGATATTCTGCCGGTAATACTGAAGGTCTTCAATTTAGAAGCTGTTTTTGTTGCCATGTTTCTCCTTATTTGACGAACACAAGTCCGCCAATGGTTGTGGTAATGTTATACCCTTTAGGCAATGAAGACTCGTCCAGTTCGGGTTTGGGGGCAAAGTAGATAGCCCCTCCGGTTACGTCCGACACCAGCTTCGAGGTAACCGAATCGATCCTGGACAGTAGCTGCTGGAACTGAGGGTCTCTCGTGTCGGGAAACTCGCCCGGGTTTTCTTCGAGCCAACGCCAACAGTTTTCATAGAGGTCTCCGTCATACCAACCAGCCGCTGCCCGATTCAGGAACACTTGGCAGACCGCCAGCATTGTCTGGTGGAGTTCTGTCTTGGCGGCGCGCCAACAAGCAAGGGCTACTTGACTCTGTTTGAAGTCTGTCCCGGTCACTGACCCTCCTGTCCATTATCTGGACTCGGCTCCGTCCAAGGTTCAACTGGTTTCCGTGTGGAAATATCCACCACCGGGGTCTGCTTGATATCGTACCCAAGCGGAAGGAAGTACATCGCCGCGTGTAGTTGGCAGCAGAAGGACTTCGTAACTCCTCCCTGGTTGAAGATTACTAGGTACTGAGCTTCGGAAGGAGCCTGCGCTTTTCCACTTTCAACATCATCCTTACACCATTGTATCCGAAGAGCGGCGTTTTGTCCAGCTTTACATTCTGGATAATCACAAATAACTTCGATTGTGTTTCGAATGCCCATTATCCCTCCTAATATTTCTTCCCATTAGCCTTCATCCGGTTCTCCCGCTTGTGGTCTTCGCGAGTCTTATTGTATTCCAATTTCTCCGCGTAAGCCCCACCCAGGTCCATCCCCAGTCCAGCAGCAATATCAAAGATTCGGATGACGGCGTCAGCAAGCTCTACTTCAATCATTTTCCGGTGAGGAAGGTGGTCATCCATCAAGTTCTTCCGATGTCCCTCCATCGCCTCGCTAATTTCGCTGTGGACTAGACATAGAAGTTCTCCCACATTTCGTTCGGTCGGTTTTCCAGTTTCCAAATCTACCCACCACTTTTGATTAATCTCGTGAACTTCCTGGGCGAGATCGTTTATGATCGCTGCTGCAAACTTTACTTGATAGTCTTCTGACATTATTCCACCTCGAAATATTTCTTCAGATTTTTGATCCCGCTATCTACTAGGTTCGCTACCTGTCTGCGGCTGATTCCAAAATCTCCGGCGGTCTCTCGCTGTGACTTCCCGTCTACGAACACGTTGTAGATTACTCTGTACTCATCCAAAGGAAGACTATAAATAGCCCCATACAATTCTTCGTCTGAGACCTCTGCAACCGGCTGCGGTATCTTCTCAGCTTGGTGCATAATCTTGGGCAAGGAGAGCGACACCAGCCGGGGTCCGGGATCTTCCTTGGTGCGCTGTGGGTGCTGCCCAGTTCGCCACAAGTCTGTGATCCGGCTTCGGCAAATTCGAGCGGCGTAAGCCTCTCCTTTTCCCTTGTCTATACCTTTTTGAACGTGATACTTCTTTTCAAGCAAGGCTACGTAGCACTCCTGGCTCAGGTCTTCCCTCTGATCGGCGGGGATTTTAAGCCGCGAAAGAACTCGCTCGATTACCGATTTGTATTTAAGAACGTCAATGTCCATTTTATTCCTTGGGACTCAATTTTGCTGTTTGCCATCTTCTGTCTTTGTGTGCCGCATCTGGCCCCGTTTGATGGCATGACCGGCATAGTGCCTCACAATTTGTTAAACTTACTTCCCCACCAGACCCCTTCGGGACCCTTTCGTTCATCTCACCACTTACCCAAGTGATTGTTCTTCCACACTTTTCGCACTCGAAGTTTCCAGATAATGGATTCCAACACCTACGGAATACTTGCTTACGAATTCCCCCCACTGCCTCCGCCTTGGTCATTTCTACCGTGGGGTAGTTCAACCGCTGCTTGTCTCGGAAGATACGAATTGGGAGACCGGTTTCGCCGAGTTCTACGCGGACGGTTTTAGTCATATCGATAATCCCTTTGTCCCAAGTACGTTCGGATTTCAGCATCTACCGTTCGAGAAATATAGTCTCCAACCCAGTCACCAAATGTTATGAGGCGTCCATCTTCCGTTTCAATAGGTGGCATCGAATCCAGATACTTGAAAACCTGCTCGGGTGTCGATCTAATGCGGTACATTTCCCGGTCAATCATTCATACTCCTTATTACCCCAAATACCAGACATATCCCATATAGTTGGAGTTGTTTGCTTTCTGGAAATATATTTTGGGTAAGAACAAAGTTAAGAGCTAAGAGGACAAAGAACAACGATCCGGAGTCCGCCAGAACACGAGAGGTGTGCCTAAGCACTCCAGAAACCCCCGCTAAAATGGAATCAGTTTTTGACATCGCTTAGTTCTCCTCTCCAAGTTGAAACCGATTCTCGAACTGCCGCTAAGAATACCTGTTTGTGCAACTCATGCTCCGACTCGGACGTGATCTCCAGCACTTGTTTCCCCAACTTCCAGAACTCGTCTATCTCTTTTCTCTCGTCTGGCGTAGCGTAGAACCCGGGAAGCTCCAACCAAAGCCCAGAGGGAAGCTCGTGGACATGAAGAAGCTCATTTACCTTGACCCGAAGCTGGGCTGCTGTTACTTTGGGGCGAAGAGCGTAGTCCATTATCTGGACAGTATAGCATCCGTTTCCATCACCATCTTCATTATCCGTATCGTTGATTTCTGCGTGTACGTTTCCGTCGTTCTGGACCAGTCGTCTCAATTCATGAGCTTTAGTAATCCCAATCTCTTCCAACTTGCTCTCAGAAATATGCGGAAGCAAAACTTCAGCTACAGACAGTATAGCATACAATTGTGACCTACGTCTATCTATTTTTTCGCGAATCGTCTCCAAGTAGGAAGAAAACCGGTCAAAACCGTAGGCTATCCAGTACTGCTGTAGCTTTACCTCCCGGAGAAGAGAACCGAGGCGGGCATAGGAATGGGAAAGTCTCTCTTCGTGGGAGCATATCTGACCGATGAGTGCATCAATTTCCTTTCCTTTTACGAGAGCGTCTTCCTGGTTTAGAGGAGGAAGGTAGGAAGGTATTGTCTGAATTTCGTTCATTACTTCGTCTCCTTCTTCCCCGCCATCGGCATTACCAAAGTAGTCATATTTCCGGATTCCAGACGTATCGGCTTGTTCTTGTCTACTAGACCCAAAGTAGCCTCTTCCCCCGCTTTTGCCAAGAATGCGGACAGATACTTGGCCTTAACCCTCAGATTCGAGACAGTTACCGGCTGAAACAAGGGGTCCGGGTCGATCTGTTCGTAGGGCGCTTCGTCTGAGGCGGTTGATCCTACTCCAGTATTTCTATATTGTACCACACCTTCGGCGAATTGTAAATCTATTCCTCCTTGATCTATAGATTCGTCAATTAAAGTCTCAACCGTACGGAGAGCAGCTACCCACTCCTCCGTCTTGAATCCGAACTTGAGCTTCGAAGGAATTGCCAGAAGCCCGTCAAAATTCGGGAACGTCTGGGTCGGTTTGGAAGCGAATACGCGGATTCCTCCCGACTGGGCGTACAGGTGCGTATTGGATTCCCCGAGGGAGATCGTACCGTCCATTATCTGGACTATTGCAGCCGCCGGGAGATTCAACGTCATCTTGAATTCGAACGGGACTGAGTTGCCCACGGTCGCCACGGTAAGCACGTTCGCGTCTGTCCCCACAATTCGATAGCCGGATGGAGATTCTTCCTCGATACCCAAAGGCAGGCTCTGGAGCAGGACAACACCGCCGAACGCCGAAGCCTTATTAGGAGACGCCGAAGCAACAGCAATAGACAGGGCCTTCTTGAGATCGACAGAAGCCAGTTCCAGGACCTTGGTAGGAGGCTCGGGAATCTTGAGAGGCTTGATATCCTGGATTTCCAATTCGATCTTCGCGCGCGCCGACTTCAGAGACAGGAGCTTCTCTTCCTTGGCGATCTCGACTTGTCCGGACATTCGACCTACGACCTGAGAAAGCTTCTTTCCGTTGACCGAGAAAGTTCCCCCTAGTCCGGATAATGGACTTTCTGAGACAACCCAAATGTCACTATCCTGGGCGCTTATGCCGTGCTCTCCGATTTGGTAGAACTCGGTACGAACCGGCGAGAACACCCTAAGACTTTTCTTTAGCTCTGTGGCGACTATGTTCACTGATTATCCCTTTCATATCTTGCTTCTTCTAGCCACCCTTCAACCGGCATAGAGAATCGAGTGAGTCGGTCCCTAGATTCGTTGCATAATTCTAAGGCTCGAAATAGAAGATCTCTATCTGGACTGCCGAGAGATTCTTCTCTGTAGATCATTTTCTGAATCTCAGACAACGGCTTTCCAAATAGGGTGTTCCCAGGGTCGGACATAATCTCTTCTATAAGTCTTTCGCGTGATCGAAAGCTACCCAGCGATGCGTTGCCCACATTTTCTCGATCTCCTAAATCCTCATTCAAACCCATTTGGGTCCTCCTCTTCGTGGTTTGTATCCAACACTTTGGATTGTAACATACTGTCCATCCAATCCGCAATCTTTAAATGCTCCTCGGCGGTGCCGTCGTTTTTGAGCAGGTTTGCGCGATACGAAATAACAACAACGTTACCTTTAAAATATCCCAGAGAAGAATCAATTCTGTCGAGAGTCGGCGAATAACTTTCTAGTCGCCCAACCCCTCTCCGCAAAATCCAACCGAAAACGGGACATATTCTCGGTATTTGTATATCTTCTTTGGTAAGTTCAAACAACAAATCTCGATCTTTGGCTCTTCTCTTCGCGTTATGGTACATACTGACTACAATTTGCTTAACTTCCTTACTAAGCGACAAAAACTCCCCCGAAGGGTGCCCGGAAGACATCCATTCTGAAATTCTTCTGTGTTCCTCCGCAGTTCCACTATTTTTGATTCGATTAGCTCTATTCGAAATTACAAATATGTTGTCAGGAACGTATCCCATGTTAGGAATAAAGCGATCCAAAGAAGGAGAATTATCCCCAGAAACCCCCCGCGCGCGGCGAATAGGTATCCCAAGAACTGGACACGTAGCCGGAACTGATATATCATCCTCCGTGATTGAAAAAGGAATAAAGAATTTTTCGGCTCTTGTTTTTGCACCATCTACCAACCCCTTCTCTAGGTGCGTGTCTTCGTACACGTCCTGATAAAGTTTCATGTACCTTTTGTGTTCAGGGGTTTGTTGCCTCTCTCTGTTTCTCTGTTTTGTGGACTCTTTTTGCCTATAATCGCGCTGAGCTTTCTTACTCTGGGGTGTATTTCTGTACGCCCCTTGATACTCCCGCATGTACTCGATACGGTTTTGAGTCTCTCGGTATTTCTTTTGGCATGTCTTGCAGCTACTGCATTTTCCATCTTCTTTGGTTGTATCTCGGCTAAAATTCATTAGCTCTTGGGACTCTCCGCAGGTTCCGCATACTTTAAACAGAGCCTGCCCAAGAGGCGCGGCAAGCAATAGGTTATTTTTCTTCCTGTTTCTTTCGGCGCGCTCTGCGTCAGATTCTTTTTGGCACTCCTTACATCTTGCTTGCAGTCCATCTTTAGCTTTTCTGTTTTTAGAAAAGCATTCTACTTTCTTGGATTTTCCGCAAGTACAACATGATTTTTCTGCTTTTTGGATCATTGTTCCTCTTCGTACCGGTCCGAAATTTGCTCGAAGCTGGCGAACTCACCAAACGATGTCAGATAGCAAGCCGAGTTTCCGGTTCCCATCGAGCGACCCTTCAGGAGCTTCACTAACGTTTTATCCTCGTACACTCCCTTAGTCATCGTGGGGTCGTCTGCTTTGTTTAGTTCTCGGTGAATCGTAACCACTGAGTTTGAGGCGTCCGCCCAAGCTCCGGAACCTTTTGCATCTGTCAGATGAATCTGCTTGCCCTTTGTCTGCTGCGTTGCCTTCCGGGGCTGACCCACGTTAAAGAACACAACCTTGTAGGTCTCAGCTATCTGCTTGATCCGGGTCATTGCCGCTGTCTGCACCTGCGTCTCGTTGTTCATTCCCGTGGTCAGGTGGTGGAAGTGATCCAACACGACCCCATATGGCGACAAACGTTTAATAGCAGCCTCAAGTAGATCAAGGACCGCGTTGATGTCATTCAAAACTGGATCAAACCCCACGTAATATTCCACGCCTTCCAACTCATTCGCGGCCTGTTTCTTATCAAAGCCGGTCAGAAAATTTCTATCTTTCCTGAGAACCTGCGCTGTCACCATTGTAGCAATCTCAGCAGGACGCATTTCGGCTTGGAAGTTTACAAACGACCGACCGTACTTCCTGGCATTATACAAAGTCCATTGTAACACAAAAGTGCTCTTGCCCATACCACTATTCGTGGCATTGATTCCGACCACGTCCCCAGGCATGATGTTCACCATTGTGTCTACGTCGTGCCACGGAGCGCGCATTCTATCTGGGTGATCAGAGAGAACCGCGTCATCTCCGGACCGCATAGTTTCCTGCAAGGAATATACAGAGGGCATAGGCTGTGACTTAGCCTTGCTTGTCAACTCGTCTACAAGATTCTTGAATTTTGAAAGGTCTCGTCCGCAGGCTTCGAGGAACGTCTGGTTGCCGTCCTTCATTCCTTCTGGCCAAGTTAGTAGATAGGTCTTCTCCCCCAACTCCTTCCATAATTTTTCCATGTACCCGGAGCCGGTTGCGTCCGTATCCCCAGCCAAGACCACGTAGGACGCCTTCATCAACTGGTCCTTCATACCGGGTGTTAGCTTTGTTCCCGCAGAAGGAACGGATACCGAACACAATCCTATTTGAGCGAGAGCTGCGCAATCGAACTCACCCTCAACTACGTAGACAGGTTCAAAACAGTCAATGGCTTCCGTATTAAACAAAGCCGTAGACATCCCCGGCTGACGGCTGAACCCTCCTGGTTTTTTCCTGACGATTGATCTGTACTTGACACCAATAACCTTATCCCCTTCGATTGAAGGAAAGGCAATCCATCCCTTGTCTGCTAGGTCTGCTCCTTCGTTTCCAGACAAAGACCCAATATTTTGTGCAAAGCCAAGTCTTAGCTGCTGGGCCGTTGCAAGTGTTATTCCGCGTTCCTCCCGGAGAAACGTACACGCGGCTTCTGAGTTTGCCAAAGCCTTCTCTAGTGCGCCCCACCTACTCAGGTCGATGGTTTTATAAACCTTAGACTCAGCTACTGGGCGAAAAGTAGATTCCACCTTGGTCTTAGCTTCCTCCCAAGATGAGGTCTGTCCAATTTCTTTCTTGACTTTTTCCAAAGCCGTCGCGAAGTCGCAGTTATCTACTTCCTGTAAAAACTGGAATATGTTGCCTGTTTTTCCGCACCCGAAACATTGGAATCTCTGGTCATCAAAAACGTTGAAACTGGCGGTCTTCTCAGTGTGCCCAGGTAGCGGGCATAGTCCCGCGTAGGATTTACCGCTATTCCTCTTCAGATGAGTATATTTCCCGTAGATTTTAAGAACCGCCGGGTTTTCTTTGATTTCGTCCAGATTATCCACTATGTCCAATCCCCTTGTATATCCCTACTCCGAAGTTGCCTCCGGAATTCGACCCAGTCTTCGTCTTCGTCGAGCTGGACAGTAATTATCTCAGACGCTTTGTCTATAGCAGTTGGGGCGCTGAAAGTAATTCCGAAGAATTCACCCCGGCGCTCTAGGTACTCTCCTGCGAACAAGATGAGATCGGGTAGGGGCTCGTTATTTCTCAAGCTGAATTCACTGATTAGCATGTCATCTCCTACACTTCCAGTTTGTATCCGTTGTTTTCGGCCCACGTTTCAAGCTGCTCTGCCGAGAACACATCGTCTGGCTCTAGGTTGTTTTGAATCCAAGACACAGAGTCATCGTTCAGCGCACTACTAAAATCAGGTCTCATACTTCCTCCTCTTTCCTCGGACTAACCAGAATCGCGGTTGAGTAGTCAGGCTCCCAAAGTTGAATCGACTCGTTCGCTTTATTGAACTCCGTCAATGCCGCTTCGAGTTCTTCGAGACCGTTTAGGTCTGACGTACCGGCATCTTCCCACATGTTGTCCAAAAGATTGCAAGTTACATCTTCCAAATCAACCGTAGGCAAACCGTGAGTTTTGCAGGCCCAGACATATTCAGGCTCCTGCCCCTCTTCGTACCGGTCGATGGCCTCATCTACAGACTCATAAAATTCATCGCCATCAAGAACGTGATCTCCGGTATATTCTGCCTCCGTGATCTTGGTGGCCTTCTCAAATCGGTCCCACTCTTTCTTGCTTTCCTTCAGGACCCACTCTTTGTGTTCGCATTCCTCGCAGACTTTGTAGGAGCCATAACGCTTGATTGTCTTTCCGCAAGCGCACAGACGCTCTCCGTGGCAGAAGTCCGCCTCTTCCTTCGTTCGGGCGACTACTTTACACTCCGAACAGTAGAAGATTCCCGCAGTAGTTCCGTCTGCTTTAAAAAGCTCGATTGCTGACATTATTCCTCCTCGTCCATTATCTGGACACAAAACAATTATATCACAGCTTTGTCAGTTTCGGACAACAAATCTGCGAGAGGATCGAAGATATTTTCGTCTGCCTGCTTCATCTTCTCTCGCGCTTGCCGGTCAATCTCGGCTTCTTCTTGGAGTCGTAGGGCGGTCGCGTCTCTCAGGGTCTTGGCTTTTTCGGCTTCCTGCTTCTGCTTCCGAGCGGAGTACGCGAGGTTGTCCACTATCTGGACAAACTTTCCAGGGGCGTACGACAGGTTTTTGGTATCATTCAGGTCCTGCGTTTCGACCCAGGTTTTGAACGCCGACTTGATTTCCTCGGCGGTGAACTCTTTCAGCACTTCTGCTAACCGCGCCCGTTGCTTGTCTAAGAAGCATACAAGGCCCCCAGACGCGTAGGAAAGCTCCCGGACTAGGGAAACTACCTCTGGGTCTTTGGCGGAGGCTTGTAGAGGCGAATCTGACCTCAAACGATCCTCAGCGCTCTTCAGGTATGAGGAAATGGCACCATACGGAAAGTCGTCTCCTTGATTTTCCTGAATCCACTCTTCAAAGTCACGGGCAACTGCGCCGGTCCCGTGGGCGATACCGAGAGCCTTAACGTCGTCCCAGGTTCCTTTGTGGCCACCTGCCTTGGCTCCGTACTGCGCTGCAATTTTGGTAAGTTCGTCTTTCAGCTTCATAGTTTCTCCTTGTCCGTTATCTGGATTTTCAAAATCTTCTTCAGAGAAAATTTCAGCATCTTGCTCTGAAATGCTCTGCTCTGTATCTGCTCTGCTCTGCTCTGCTATATGGCAAATTGTGGCAAGCTCTGGCAATTGCTTAGCATTTGCTTGTCGTTCCTTTGTTTTCTTCATTTTAGCCAAAGCTCCTGCTTTTCCTGCTCTGGCCCTCTCGGCTCGTACCGCATCGTCGTCTGTTCTCTGCTTCTCCAGCTTAGAGTTGACTAGAGAACCATCTTCTTGCTCTTCAAAGAAGACCTTGAGGGACGGCCAGCATTCAGACATAACTTCTACTGGGCACCCACAGATGTCTGCAAGCTCCTCTATTTTTGAAGGGATCGACCCTTCACACCACTGCTCATCCAGAAGATCGCGGTAGAGACCTCGGGCTACATAGTCCAAACGCTGAACCTTTCGGTTGGCGCGCCAGTCTCTCCACAGCCATTTGAAATAGGGCAGGGGCTCCGTATTTTTTCCCACAGATCGTCCCTCCCATCGTAAAACGTTATTTCCAGTCGTAAAACAGTATTATACTACCTGTTTCATGGGAATCCATTATCCGGACAGCTTAAAATTCAAGCAGAGACCCGTAGGGAACGTACAAAGGGTGCCAAGGTCTTCCCTCGTTCGTCTTTTTCAGGCACCACAGTTTCCGATTTAGCAAAGCCGTAGTTTCTCGGACTCGGCGAATTAGGAACGTCTCGTTCTTGAAAGTTGATCCCCAGGCGGCTACTACGGTCTCCTCTGGTGGAATCTCTCGAACGTAGGAGTCATTCAGAGGGCCAACCACGTCCAGGCAGTCCCCATAATAGGCTTTTTGCAAATCCTTTGGGTTGGTTGCTCGGAATGCGAACAGGTTGATAACCCGAATAGCATTGTATCCGTTGAGTTTAGCAAATCCGACACACTTTCTAATGGTCGGATCATCTTTGTCTGCATCGGCTGTGCTTGGGTTCAACATTACGAAATTCAGCACCTGTCGTGGATCAAACACGTCGTCCGGCCACTCTCGGTAAAGGGTATATCGGTACCTTCCGTCTTCGCTTATTACAGCTTCCTTGTATGTTTCCATTATCTGGACCTTTTTGCCGGACATTTAACCGGACACTTCCTCTTCGTCCGGAGCAAGATACTTCAAGTCTAGCGGGTGTACGGGGACATCGAACTTCTGGCCATCGAAGCGGACATGGACGTACATATCGTAGGACCGTTTTCGCACTACCGTCCCGAACTCAGGTCTATGGCCTTCCATAGAAACCCTCTGTCCAATTTCAACGGGAACTCCATAATACTGTTTTACATATTCGTAGGCCATTATCGGTCCAACTTTCCACCCAGAATTTTAGGCTCTTCGGTTTGATCAAGTAGTAGTCCGTAGTGGCTGATGCACGGCTCAGGTAGGTCCTCTTCGAACTCGCACAAATCTTCTATGTCGTCAAAGGAATCCGCGCCCCAACGAACGTAGTCCAACCCTCCATCTGTGAACGTTCCACAGGGGCAAGACACAAAGTCGTGTCGGTGCCTCGACTCCAGAATTGTATTACACTTTTTGCAGCGTATTCGGTTACGTACGATACGTGACATTACTCCTCCTCATCTTCAAAATCTAACCACTCGGCTTCGGCTTCTTTGTAGAAGCTAAACTCCTGATCATAAGCCACGTCGAGAGCGGTTCCTTCGTCAGCGGCTTCTACTTCCGTGTCCCACTGGACGCTTACTCTCCACTTTGACATTATTCTTCCTCACGTTCCGCAGTCATGAAAAGCCTGCTAAATATTTTTCCTCCGGGTTCGTCAATATATTGGGACAGCTCATCGGAAGCGGCATACAGCGCTTGACGGAAGATTCGAGCGTTCTTCTTTTCTTCTCGTGCCTCTTTTCGGAGTCCTGAAACTATGAAGGAGTGCATATCATAGTCAATCTGATCCTTCTTTTGTTTGAACCAAAACATTATTCTTCCTCCATTCTAGTTACAGTGCTGGTTCCTACGTATCGAGCGTCCGCGTCGGCTACAAGAGGCGGACACAGCATCTCCATCGGTTCCCCTAGTTTGAGTCGGATCTCCAGGTAAGATCCTTTGGGCGTTCGAAGTTTATTTGACACCGGGTCGTGGTGTAGACGTTCCCAGGTCTTTGCGTCCAAGTCGATGCGGTACTTGCTTCCTGATTTTGTGTGAACGATCATGCTTCCTCCGGTTCCCGAATAATGGCTATAATTCGAGCAGCTTTGTCTAAAGTCATACAGCCTGCTGACTCGTGCTTGTACCCTCCGCCATCAGGTAGAGGAATGTGCCTACGGTTAATCATCACACTGAAGATAGCCATACCCTCTTTCTTGGCTTTATCCTTATACTCTTGTTCTACTTTCATTCTCCATCCTCACTCTCCAGTTCGGTAAGCCAGTCTATTTCAGGCGTAACAGGTCCGATTTTAACAAGAAGCTGATCCACCAAGTCTTGGCGATTTAGGCATAGACCCCGCATCCGACACATTGGGCACTTCTGGTTTGGGAAACGGACTCCACCGGTCTTAGGAAAGAAATTTGTCTCGTACGCCGTCTTGATTTGAATCGTCTTGTTTCCGATCTGTTGTCCGGCGTCTGGAAGATCCTTTTCAGGAACGACCGCTTCTACCCACTGTAGACGAACCTTAGTCACATCGGAGAGAGGGACAATTCGAATTCGTCCGTCTTCTAGGTATGTGGCGGACACTTCGGCTTTCTTCTCTGTTGATCCTTTCCCTTTGATCTCCGCTAAAGCTGCATCCATTACCTGGACAACTGCGGGGTCTCCCACCACAACCTTGCTTACTTCCCCGGTGTCAGAAGCAGAAGCCTCGACAACTCGGATAACTTCAAGGCTGCGTCCCGCTTTCCAATCCTCAGTGTCTGTCAGAAGAGTGACTGAATCTCCCTTCTTCGGCGTCCCTTTGGACTTAACAAGCCACAGGAAAGCTACATCTCTGATTCCCGAGGCCCACGCATAGTCTTTTAGTTGCGGGTCGAGAGAAACCATACCGGGTGTATCGTCCAGAGGAGCCTTAGCTGTCTTGATGTCTACGATTATACGCTTACCGTCTTCAAGAGTCGATAGCAAATCGATAAAGCTGGTAAATTCCAAGTCAGATAGATCTGATCCCGGCCACAAGGACTTGGCGTAGTTCAGTTGGAATTTTGGGTTTCTGATGGGGAGAGTCGGGAGGAAGATTTCGTACAAGCGAAGCATGTGAGCACCCATAAAATACAAATCCCGCCAAGACCCCTCCTGAGAGGTAAAGATTAGTTCAATGTCGGTCCACTTCAACCAGATACGCTTGAACTCGTCGATTCCACTTCCTTCTTTGAGACCATTTTCATGGTAGAACTGAAGCGCGTCCTCGACGGCCTTGCCGAATTCGAACGCGGCCCTCCGGCCCTTGTCCTTGTACCCATCGATTCGACTCAGCTTAAAAAGCTGGGGGCAGTAGTCGAAGTCGGAGATCGCCGAGTAGGATAGGTGTCGAATTTCTCGACCGCTGGCTGATTTGTAGAGTACGCTCATTCTTCCACCTCTCCCGCTAGACGGGTCAGAACCAAAAGAGTATCGATTTGGCTCATTATCAGGTGGTAGTATGTCTGGTCCACGTCGTCAGGATAATCTTTGGACATTAGTTGGCGCAGTTCCGATACCTTTTGCCGAGCATCATAGCTTGCTTTCTTTGCTGCTGTCTCTTCAATCATTTCTTCTCCAATCCTTTTGCCCAAGACCACATAATACTGTGTTGTTTTGCGTGGTCATTGATCTGGTCCATTTGATGGCTCGATGGTCTTCCTTCTAAGCCCAGCGATCTTCGGTCTACCCAATCTGTATGAAACACGTCTCGTTTGTTTCCGCAAGCATAATGGCAACTTTCGCAGTAGTACCGCCAAGGGACATCCAGGACATGAATTTTAATGTCCGGATCGTGGACTCCGTTGTTGTACTCGGGAAGAAGGGTTATTCTTGGACTGTCGAGTACAATATCAGGGCTAGTTTCTGTTGTCCCACAATGAAGGGGAAAGTAAACGGGAGCGTAGGCGGGTCGTGGAGGAGACAGAAATATCAAACCCCGACAATCTGTATCGTAGACGATCATACTAATCTCCTAATCCAATCCCACACACGCTCTTTCCAAGTCATAGGTACTAGAGAAACCTGATTTACTTGGAATACCAATCTAGCTCCTGGCCTGAGACGGGCCATCGCTTCAAAGTATCCTTCGAAGAAGTTGTGAGAACCATAAACTCCGTTGTTAAAGTTGACAATCATCCAAGGCCGGGGGAACGACAGGAACGGCTCCTTCCCCAGCAGAGTCTGGCTAGCCTCGTGGAGGACTTCTACCTTCTCTTTGTACTTCATTTCTTCCTCCGTTCATTGATAAGATATGCCAGACATATTTGGCAGAGATCGACCGCTGGCCTGTATGTGTGCCGTAGGTCGTACCGGTTGTAATCTCCTCTGTAAAAAAGAGTAGTAAGATCGTTCTCTAAGGTCTTTGTGTGACACCTATCACATTCGGAGTTGTCTACTACCGTAGAGGTAGATTTAACGTCAATCATTTCTTCCTCACTTTCCCGTCGGACTTCCCCGCCTCGTAGGAATCTCGGGTAAGAGTACTAATCATAAGATTAACTTCGTCTCGAAATTCTCCCGCCCCGATTGCGACTACCAGACGCCCTGACCAGAAGTTGATAGCTTCAGAAAGGCTCATCTCAGCATGAGTTTCTTGATTTTTTCCTAAAGAGTTCATTTCTTCCTCCGTCTTGGCTTAGGCTTGACTGGGTCCGGATAATGGACAGGAGCAGCTTCCAGAAGTTGAACCTTATCTGGATACTCTTTGAGAGCTTGCTCAAGAGACATAGGTTTACTTGGATATTCCTTGAGAATTTCCTCCCTGGAAACATCCTTTCGGGTGATGATGTATGTAGGGTTGTAGGGTTCAATCGGTGCTGATTCGTCTGTTGCTTTGCGTGGCCAGAATCTCATGCTTCCTCCAATGCTTCGCGGACAGCTTCTTCGAGAAGGAGACGGTCAAAGTAGGGGTCTCCTCCTATGTCTTGGAGGATGATGTACTCTGACCCCTCTATCATCTTACTGACGACGGCCTTGACCAGAAGTTCAAGGTGTTGTAGCTTCATGCTTCCTCCTTATTAACCCGAAGGTATGGTACTACAGCGGTCTCCTCAATCTTTCTGTTCCATGTTCTGATTGCCTCTTCGTCTGTTCTTTCGATTCCGGAACTTAATGGACTAGGACAACTCGATCCACATCGGTAGGTGTACTGGTCAAAATACGGGTCTGTGTGCCACTCTAACCAAGGAATCTTTTCGCACGTTTTACATTTTTTAAGTCTCTCCATTGATCTCCTCAACCTTCTGTAAGTATGGTACCACAAATCCCGACGGTTGTCCACTATATGTCACAATCAACTTCTGTTCGGCACGGGAACACGCCACAAAAAAGCAGTTCCGTTCGCCTTCGAGATCGGTAGATTTGGAATGAGGTAAAATACCTTCTTGGCAGCTTACTAGGAAAACCGAGCGCCACTGAAGGCCCTTGGCACTGTGGATTGTTCCGAGGGCCACCCCCTTCTTAGCCCGAGAGGCGGCGGCAACTCTTCGTGTAAAATCCAGGAACTCTTTTATCGACCGGTACTTACCTGCCATTTTTATCAAGTCAGACAGGTTCTGCAAGGGGTCATTGTCAATGGTTTCTTGTTCTGCAAAATGGTCTCCAACCTTCAAAGCTCCGAGCACCTGTTTGAGGGCATCAGAGGGGGGAAGGTCTCGGTACCTAGACAGAGAGTGGACGAACTGGACGAAGTGTTGTAGAGCTTCCACGTTTTTCGGATCAACTAATGTTCTTGGTTCTTTGGTCAGTAGTGTCCAATAGGAGACCTGATCGTCAACTGCTTTTAGCTCCTTGAAACGCGCGCTTATTTTGGTTTTTGGGAGAAACTTAGTTGGGTGAAAATCGGAGTGGAGCATTCCTGAAATCAAGTAGTTTGCCGGGAACAAGCACGCTCCTAGATAGGCCAGACTCGATTTGATTTCAGGCTGCGAAAAGAAACCCGCCCGGTTGATATAGTGAAAAGGAAGATTGGCATCAGACAGAGCCTGCTCAAATGGCATCAGCGCTCGGTTGGTCCTCGCTAGTATTGCAGTCGTGGGTTTGTCCACTATTGTTCTCCCGGAATCCGGACAATCTTCCCGTCTTTCCTCAGATATACCACCCCACCGGAGACCAGAAGAAAGTCCTTGAGTTGTGAGATAGTGAGGTCATCCGGGGCAACTACGCCTTCTTTTGTCATGGTCCACATACCTGTATCCAAGTAATCGGAGTATTGTCCAACCGTCGCCTTTACGGGCTCATGGTTCTCCTTGCATTTCCAGCAGAACCAGCCACCGTAGGATTTATTTGCCGATACGTCATTATGACATTTGCAATCACAATTTTCCATTATCTGGACTCCTGTTCAAGCTCTTCCCCGTCTTTAACGCACGTCGCACCTTCTATTCTGATAGACCCGTCAACTGTCCATCGTTTGGAACACCTAGAGCAATAGTAGGTAGTCCAATAGCTTTCGTACCTGTCGTAGTTGCCGGTGTTGGCTCCGTACTCATAGCGTACGTTTTGTGGTGGGTGTGGGCAGGCTTCTTGGAAGGCGGAAATTTCTTCGAGCGCCTTCTTAATTTTAGCCTTTAATCGTACGATTGTTTTGTCCATTATTCGGACTCCTTTTCCGGTTTTGCCGACAAAACGCCCTCTTCAATCATGTAGTTGTTTGGGTCAAAGATCAATGGTCGGATTCGAACAGCTTCTACTTTCATAGCCGCAAAAATAGCCGCCTGTCGAATCTCTGAAGGGGTGTAATCTCCGTTCCAAAGTAGACCGGTCATTGTATCTACCAGAATCCGATAGTGAGGATCATCTGCATACTTCTGTGCGGCAGATTCCTTAAAGGGTGTGAACTCGTATCGACCGATCATTGTTTGTCCTCCGACTTGGTGTGCCAGTAGTCGTAGTAAATTTCTATCGTGTACTTCGCAGTAGGTAAGTCGAGATTGCCTAAATACTCTCCTTGCTCGTTGTAAATACGCTCGGACTTGAACTCCTTTTCATTTTTGTCCATTATTCAGACTCCCAATACTCATTTAGCAGAATAATAAGACGGTGGACATCTCTTTCGACTTTCTGGTGATCCACATCGTCGTAGTCGATGGATAATTCCAAGTCTCCAGGTCCTACGATCACCAGAGCTTTATCGTACCGATCAAAGGGTTGTAGAACAAATAGATTTTTCATTCCTTCTCCTGTGCCACTTATTATACACCCAAATCCTGAATCTACACCACAAGCAAGTATCGGTCAAATCTAAAGCAGTACGCAAGTCATCCTTCTCTTGACTCAGTAGATCAATCGATTGCTGTTGTTCTGTTATTTTCATTACCAAAGATTTATTAGACGACCAAATAGAGCGGTTCTCGTTACACTCTCGGCAGGCCGCTCGGAGGTTAGACAGCTTATTGATGTTCTTACCTTTGGTAGCTTTTGGGACTACGTGCTCCAAGGTCCGATAAGACGGGGCTCCAGACCCTCCGTCCGTCATTGTTTTCCCACACCAGAAACATTTCCACTCTTGGCGCACACAAAGCTGGCGGAGAACCCATCGTCTCTTCTTTTGGTCTGAACACGTATCGGCGTCAAGAAGAGGCGGCTGTCCGAACGTTTTCTGGACTTCTTCGATTGCCAAATCCCATTCGTTACCAGTAGTTATTTGTCTCTTCTCTTCTTTGGACAGAAATATCTTGGCAAATTTCTTCACCGATCCTCCTGGTGAGCGCACCAAATAACAAACAACGTAAACAAGATTAAGAGTACAAATCCGGTCATAGCCCCTCCTTGCCGATTCCGGTTAGTCTCCAGTAGAGTCCGTTTATGTTGGCATACGGATTGATCTCATGGGAGTATCCAGTCGTCGGCTTATCCCACTCTTCTCTCCACCATTGGATCAGTTTACCTTCGGGAGGGGTGTCTCCAATCCAGTTTCTCCAGCCGTCCGGGGTCAATCCGGCAAATCCTACCAAAGCCCCTCCGCAGAGTAAACTGGACCAGAAGTTATGACACTCGGGGCCGAGGTACGCCCCCAAACCTCCAATTTGCCTCTCGCCGTACATCGACTCAAACATTTTGTGCCTCCTGGATACATTTTACCACGAACTCGGCCTCTAGGGTGGGAGAAACGAATCCTTTTATTTCTGGGGCAAGACCATGTCCATTTTGAGTATGAAATTTTTCTGCCAATCCCTGGGAAGCCGCTATTGGTCGAATGAAGTTCACGATTTCAGGCGTTGAACGATAGTTGCAACTGAGGTACAACGTTTGGGTCCCCGGAAAAATCTCTTCCATCTCGGAGAATAGCTTGGCGTCTGACCCACGAAATCCGTAGATTCCCTGGGAAATATCTCCGACTGCGCACACGGATTTACCGGAGATAAGCTTGGCCAAATCCCACTCAATTTTCGACATATCCTGAGCTTCGTCGAGCTGTAGCCAATCCCTAACCCAGCGCGCGCGAACTGCTGGCTTCTTGCTCAAGATTTCGACAGCATAGTATATGAGGCTATCGAAGTCTAATAGTCCCTCAGCGCGACTGCGCTTCTCGTAGTCCTTGTAGGCCAGAGCCATCCTCAGTTGTTTGGGGTCAGATTTAGCCTCCGCGTCACGGACAGCCTCAGCAGGACAAATCCGGTGCCTTCGGTAAAGGGAAGCCACGGGCCGAAAACTTCTGGGGTCAAGTTCGTATCTACGGGCCGACTCGCTGGCCAGACGGTAGGCCACGGGTTCGGCGGCAAGTGGGAATTCTGCAAGGGTAAAGGGAAATTCATCACGCTCCTCTTGGGCAAAAGCCAACGAATATCCATGGAAGGTTCGGGCTCCTGCGGTTCTGGTTGTTGTTAGCTCTCCGACTTGCGCAGTCACGCGGTCGGTAAGATTCTTCGAGGCGGTTTTCGTGAAACTGAGGGAAAGGATGTCGTCTGGACTGATTCCCTCTTGGATCAAGGCGGAGAAGCGGGCAACTAGGCAGGCCGACTTTCCAGCGCCCGGTCCAGCCTCCACTTTCCAGAATCCCTCTTTCGCGGATACCACAGCCTTCTGCTCCTCGTTGAGGGTAATCTGCTTCGGAATTTGTTTCTTCCTAGTGGGCACTATCGAGCCTCGCCAGCAACCGGTTTGTGTGCTTTTGTTGGTCTGCACATTTCATTTCCAGACAGGGTTACCCACTTACCGTAAATAAACCGCAGTTCTTTGTGGCAATCTCCACAAACTACCGTGCATTTCGATCCTCCACCGCTTATCATCACTCCTCCTTATCCAGAATGGAATCAATCAGGTCAGTATCGTGAGCGGCATAATTCCAGATCTTGTATGCTGGAACCTTGAATACGCGCACAACACGATCAGGTCTGCACACCTCTATTTCGGCGTCTCCTGATTCTCCAACGTAGTAAGCTCGGACATTGTGGCCCCTGTATTCGTTTGTGCTAAAAACCAGCTTGCTCATTACTCCTCCTGTTCAGAAAATGGACTAGGCTCCGCTTCTTCTCGTAAAGAGATAAACGCAGCCAGTTGTTGAATCAATTCCTTCCCGTGTTTGTCTAGTTTGGAGGATACGTAGCAGAGTTGTCCTTCTACCTTGTCGTGGTCGAACTTACAGGCTTCGAGGAGACTGTAGCCGAGTTGATTGAGAAATTCGGCCTGCTCTTGGTCGTCGGCATCGCCGAAGGCGCGTTGAATCACGCTTAGAATTTTCATACTTCCTCCTTAATCTTTATACGGGTCAAATTCATTCCGGCCCGCCATCGCGACCCCGACAGGCGTAAGACGGTGCAGAATCTTGATGGAATCTCCGCAAGCATCAAGAACATTATCCAGTCGCTTATAGCAGTCCGGAGACTCGTCAATATCTGCCCCTCGTAATTCGATTCCAGATCGGCTAACCCACCCACCCATCATATCAGATGTGACTCGTCCGATACGTTTGACTTCTCCCGTCTTCCGGTCGATCTTTCCTTTGGCTTCCATACGTCCCATTGCTCGGCCTGCTCCGTGAACAGTAGAGTACAGGGAGTACTTGGCGTTTTCGTTTTCAACCCCTTCGATAATGACAGAGGTTTCGCCCATTGTGGCCCCCACAAATCCACGCTGCCCGGGGAAAGCCGGAGTTGATCCTTTACGAACTACCCACAGCTTGTCTCCGTTGTGCTCTTCCAACCACCCGAAGTTGTGGTGGTTGTGAATCTCTTCTAAAGAGCTGGCTCCCAGGATTTTGACTACTCGGTCACAGACCCAATTGCGTCCCGCGTAGGCGTACTCTCCGGCGAGACTCATGGCAGACAAATAGGAAGCACCCAGATCGCTGTTTACAGGAAGTACGAGAGGTTCAACATCCATTCCGTCTTTTGCCCCGCCTTCCGTCAGAAAATGAGTGGCGATTCCGTGCCCAAATCCACGAGACCCAAAATGGACACCAACCCAGACACGGTCTTCCTCGTCTACGAACAGGTCAACGAAGTGGTTACCCGACCCAATGGTTCCGAGCTGTCCCGCTGCCTTGTCTTTCAAGGCGAGGACTGCTGGAATACCCCAAGCCTCGTGGGATTCGAGGTCACCCAGGTCAACCTTCTCGTTGTTCTTCCGACCGACTCCAAAAGACAGAGTAGACCAAATATCGTCCATTATCTGGACAATATTTTTGCGCAACTCCGTGCCAGACATATCAGTCATGACCGCCTTATTCCCGCAGGCAATGTCGTAACCTACGCCGGTCGGGGAAATGGCGTCCTTGTAGGCAACTACTCCTCCAATGGGCACCCCGTAGCCGAGATGGCCGTCCGCACTGACAGAAGCTCTAACAACACGGGGGTCAAGCGCAGCCCGGGATATTTGTTGAATAGCCGCGTCATCTACAGAACCGAAAACAGAAATTTTATCCCCGATTAATTGCATCTAATAACTCCTCTTCTACGGTGTTTATGCTTCGTTTGATGTCATACTCCCACAGAACCAGCACACGGTAACCGAGAGATTCAAGGTGCTCTATTCTTTTCTTATCTTTTTCCCATTTATCCGACGCGGCACAATGGAGAGACTTGTTTTGGTATTCCGGACCGTAAACTTTTGGGTTGCAGTGCCAAAAATCCCCAAAGCATTCTACAATTATTTTATTGCCTAACAGAAGATCAACATTATAGGCTCCGATTTGAACGTTGTTTTGGTGTTGAACATGGAGAGAGTCTAAAACGCTGCCAACAACTACTTCTATTTTGGTTTGTGACGACTTTTTGTTAGCCTTCAAACCGGCCTCGATAAAGGGAATCATTCTTTTCTTTCGCTCTGGTTCGGACATTCGGTCCCATCTTTTCTTGGCATTTTTGGACCGCTCGTCGGAGGACCACTCAATCACGTGCCGGGTATTTGGGTCTCTTTTCTGCTGAGAACTACTCATTTTCTCGTGCGTTTGGGGAGTATGTTTTTTCCCGTAAAAAGGATTCTTCTCGCCGGTAAATGCACATTTTCGACACAATCCGCTTCGGTTGTTCGGGGAAAGATCCTTGCCACAGGAAGTGCATTTTTGATGTGATAATCCTCCTCTCCAATTAGGATTGCTCTCCATTTTATATGAGCACTTGGCTTTCGTTTCGGAGTCCATCATATTCGCTCCTGGGTGAAGAACCAAATATTCTTTTGGAAGCAAGCGGCAACACGCCCTCAAGTGACTAAAGGAAATGGCGTGCAGTTGTTTTCCGCACTCAAGGCAGGTAACCACTAGTCCTCCAGTTCAAATTCAAAAGGCCCCGACACAAGTTCATTATCGTAGCTCTTCATGAATTGTATCACACTTTCGGGCGTAGAAACCTCATAAGGATACCCAAAATTATCATCCCACGCGATTCGGACAGGGGATACCCACGGGTGCTGAAGTCCGGCGTCTTTCATCGCTAACGAAACTGGGTCCCCAGAGCAACTCCCCCGGAGACCCGCATTGATGTGCTTCTGTGTTACTTCAATTCTCATTCCACATCCCTCTTCTTTTTGAGAGCCTTGATAATTTCGTTGAAGAAGTCTCGGTACTCAGCACTTGGAAGACTCCAGGCTTTTGTCTGGGCCATCCTCACGATTTCATTCACGGCTCTCTTGAGTTCAATTTGTTCAGGCACGATGCCTCCTAGAAGGGCGGATCAAAGTCGTCTGGGTCTTGTTCGACTCGAATTGCTCGCTGTTGCGACTGAGACCAAGGATATGGCGGGTCATTCTCTCCTCGTTGGTAAGGAGTCCACGGCGATGGACTGAGTTCTTCAATCACATACTTCGGTGCGGCCTTTACGACCGCTTTGGCATCGAGGATTTCGTACTCGCCTCCAACCGTATCGACCAGCCGTTGTGCTTCTGCTACTGCTTGTTGAAAAGTTGGGTGCTTAAAGGTCGGCCTCCCTCCTCCGACCTTGTAGACATAATAGAAGTTGGTCATCTCAGTTCCTTCCTCAGAAAGGTATCGGGTCGTCGTCATCATCAAACGGGTTATCGTTGGTTGTGGCTCTTGGGGTCGGGGCAACTTGCTGCCGGGGTGCGGGAACAGCACGTTCTTGCCGAGTTGCGTGGGGAGTGTCAGATGTCTTGCCTCCGGGAGAGTCCACGAACTGGATTTTATCCACGATAATCTCAGTAGCGTATCGCTTGGACCCTGTCTGCTTATCGTCCCAGGATCGGACATCAATCTCTCCAACCACGCGGACGTTCTTGCCCTTCTTCAGGTACTTCTCTGCAAACTCTGCTTGGTCTTTGAAGGCTACACAGTTGATCCAGCAAGTACGAACGCTGTCCTTGAATCCCCGCTCGTACCCGAGCGAAAAATTCACGATCTTGACTCCAGACGGGAGGGCCTTACTCTCTGGATCGCGAGAAAGGCCCCCTTCTACGATTGCGTAAGAGAATCCCTTGCTCAATCGGTCACCTCCGCGCCTTCCGGTTCGTTTTCGTCAGGCTCAAGAAGTGTGTAGACGATGTCGGCTACAGCATTAAACCCTTCTTGGGTGTTAAGAAACTCAGCGATACGGCAGTCGAGACATACGTCGTCTGTTTCGTCTTCATCCGAGACGAGTCCGAAGGTATCATCGTCTGAGTGGTCTGCGAAATAGAAGTCGGGACCTTCTACCTCCTGATCAACCACAGCGAAGAGGTTGGGAGAGAAGGGAACCGAAGCCACCACATGATTATCCTTTGAGAATGTATAATCAGTATTGGTGGGCACGAAACGATCAGCTTCGATCACGAGATTTCGGTTGTCGTGAGTCAGTACGGTAAACTTTGCCACAGGCGATCTCCTTTGTCCAGATAATGGACGGTTAGAATGAGTAGTAAGCGTATCCTGGTTGACGTTCAGGAACGAGAGGACACGAGGAAACAGGGCTTCCCGAATAATTTGAGTCTGGGTTCTTTGCTCCTCGTTCAGCCCCCTCTTTGTCCTTAAAGGGGAAGAACGTCTCTCCTCGCGAGAAACCCCAAGTCGAAATACCATAATAGAAACGGTGTTCTACCGCAGGGTTCGCATTTGGTACTTCGAAGGTGACCGACTGGTCTACGTCGATTTCAAGGAGTACCGGGACGGGCTCTCCATGATAGATATCATCGACAGACCGGTTCTCTGCTACTGCCTCATATTTTGAGTCGTAGAAGTTGGCTCCTGGGATCAAAGTATCAGAGTTGTAGGACTTGAGAACTCTCATCCACTTCGTTACCGTTTTCTTCTTCGGAGTAGCCAGCGTGGTTCCAACGAGTTCGAATACCCCAAACTTCAAGTCGGGGCGCAGCTTGGCTAGACGGAAGCTCTCTGTCTTAGCCTCTTCAAAAGAAGTGTGTCTTACTGGGTGAGTGCTCGGACCCTCGTCACTTACGATGATCCATGATTTTGATTCTGGCATGGTGTCTCCTTAATCTGGTAAATGTTCTTGGTTAAAAATCTGGCTACTTCTTCAAATTTCTCTTGGGGCGATGGCCTAGCGTAAAACACAACGTAGCCGTCGGAACCGCAGTCGAATTTGTCTGCCGTGACTGGGAGGGCTGTGTTTGCGGTTTTTAGGTAGACGTTGTAGTCAGTTAATTTGTTTCTCCTCAGAACTCAGCGGGTAGTGGCACATCTTTAGCCTCCTTCAAAAGCTCCTTCAGTGTTCCTGCCTTCTTGGCCTCTTCGAGGAGGGCAAGAGCTTCAGTCCAGTCCTTGACAGTCAGATTCTTTGATGGCTGTCCGACCTTGTTCGCGCGGAGCAGCATGTAGTCTCCAATAGACTTGATGTCGGCTCCTGGTTCTGGAAGAGCACGAGTTCGGGCAATGAAGGCATTCTTTTGCTCTCCATCCGGTATCTTACTATACTCAGGAGGATCTGGCAAGCCTTTTTCTGCGGCTTCTTCCGTGGTCATGTTTACAACACCATCAACGAACTCCTCCGCTTTTTGCTTATTATCTGCTTCGTCAAACTCGGTCTGTGGAAGAGAGGCGTTAGCGATATCCTCGTCGGTTATCCCGCCTTCGGATGCAACATCTCGTCCATTATTCGGACTCTCCTTCTTCGGACGACCTCCACGCTTCTTTGCGGGAGGGGGAAGCTCGGCGGCGGGTTTGAGTCCCGAAACTGCGGCAAGAACCACTTCCTTCACCGTGGCCTTGACTTCGGCCTCTGGCTTGATTTCTGGAGTTTCCTTCGGAACCTCTACTTCGACTACTGGGTGAACAGTCACCTTCTCGTTCGGCCTTGGGGCGTCGGTCGGAACGGCTGGCGTCTGATTTACTTGAGGGACGGCTGGAGGTAGAGGAACTACAGACGCGGGGGTAACCCTCTCTGGCAGGATTTCTTCAACTTCATTCTTCAGTTCTTCGGCGAGGTACAAATGTCCAGCTTCTTCACTAAAGGCGCGACGAAACCCGTCTGCTTCCGCGCATTTTTGTGTCATTTCTGGGCTTCGTTTGGACCAAATCTCATTTAGGGAGAGGACTTTCTTTCCGTTAACCTCTTTCTCCCTGAAAGCAGCTACAGCTTCAAATCGGGTCATCCCAATGATGGGTTCGTCAAAATCCTTACGCTTGATCGCGACACGTACAGCCCACGGCTCCCGAGGCAATAACTTGTTCTCCTTGTCTGGGAGAGGAATATGGGAGATAATAGTAGGCAGACCCTCTTCGTCCAAGTAGATGAACTCCGCAGGAGATTGTCCGGCATACACTCCTGTTCTTTGGGCGATCAAACGAAGGGCACCAATCGTTGTGATCCAATATGGTTTCTTAATGTACCGATACGAACGAGTGTCTTCGTCCCATTCTTTGGCATTTCTCAACTGGAATACAAGGTGCGGTCCGGGGCGTAGATTTCTTGCCTCAGCTTCCGCGATAAATAAATCGAACTGAGTATCTGTGGCTCCCTTGGCATACTCGGCACGGAATGCTTTGAGTTCTTCTGTCGTAAATTTACTCATTTTTCTCCTTCTGCTTTCATTATAGCACAGTTTTCAGTTTTGTACGAACTATTTTAAACGCCAATCACCGTTTGTCCGGTTAATCGGGCAGTTACTTCCTGCACAGTTCCTTTGATGGTAACAGACACTCCCGCCGCTGTGGCTAGGTTACAAACTCCGACCAGAGGATTGGGCAGCACAAAGGCCACCTGATCCGGGTTTACTTGCGCGATCTTCCCGTCTTGCTCGATTTCTACTAGCTTCATAAGCTCTCCTTAATAATTGTGAACTTTGTATTTTTGTGTGCTGCTTTTTCCCTTAACATAACAGAGGCTCCGGTGAAAAACTTAGGAGTTACCTCCCAAACATCGGCGCACATATTCGGGACGAAGGCATCGGCAATTTCGTAGGACATTCCAAGACCCTCAGCCGCCTCTATTTTATCGATGATCATAGGAAAATCACGGTCCCAGAGTACGCCGGAAACATGAATTGCTTTTCCTTTGAGTCGGGCGCTGGTGATTACCCCTATCTTGCGTTGCGCGTCGTGCCCAGCGAGGTCGTCTCTTGCGTTGATTCCTTGCCCTTTTAGGGTGGTCACTGTTCGTCTGGTTCCCTCCGGGGACAAAAATACTTTATGTCCTCTAGCTCCTGATGGAGACGCGGAGCTAACTTCCCCCAGGCGCGCAAGTATTCCTTCGAATTTGAGACGGTTAGTTCTCATTGCGCCTTCTTGTATAAGGATGTCATGGTAGTCTCCTAGTCCATTATCTGGACTAAGAGTATTATAGCACATCTACCCGTTGACATGAACCACAAAACGCGACTTACACCAGTTGCAGTATCCGATAAATATATGCCTCCCGCCTTGGTCAAAACCATCTTCCGGTATCCGTCCGCAAACCGGGCAGTATCGCGCGGGTCTCTTGTCGCGCTCCTTTCTCTCCTCTTCGTCGGCGCAAAGAGAGGCTTCAATCCCCTCTGGAGAGTATGGGTCGAGTCCGGTACGGAAATATTCTATTGACCTCTTTTGCGCCATTGTCTACCTCCCCATCACCTTAGTACACTTAAACAGCAAACCTGTTAAGCTCGCATAGGCTGTTCCATCTGCGAACGAAGCGTTTCCCACGCCAACCAAACACGCCGCGAGACCGTCTGCTCTTGGTCCGGGTTCTGAGTCGAGCAGCGCCCATCTCAGCTTAGCAGAAACTACAGCTACCATCGCCCGGTAGTCGGCGGTCTTGATTTGCTTCAAAAGAGAAGCTGTTTTAGTCCAGTTTCCGGACAGTACTGCTTTGGCGACTTCCGGGTAGAGAGGCTCGTGTTCGCTTCCGTGGATTGCTTCTTCGAGAGGGACCCCGGACAAATACTGATCCAAGACTCCTAAGATTTCTCGCGGGGCGTTTACTTGCTTGTCGTGCAGGAACTTGAGGACGTTAGAACCCTCTTCGGCGGACACGTTTCCCGCTAGAGCCTTGACTACCAGCTTGGCCCGGTCTGCGTCTGAGAGGGGCTTTAATTCGAAGGTAGCTGCTGCCGCTCGGCTCTTGATGGCAGGTTCTACCTTTTCAGGTTTGTCCGTGGTCAAAATCCAGAGCGCCGGATTCTTCTCCATCGGGTCTTTGAGAGCATTCTGCGCTGCGATTGTCACTTGGTGAAATTCGTTCAGAATTATGACCCGGCGTCGTCCGGAAAATGGACGAGACGAGGAGATTTCAGCCAGTGACCGAGCGAAGTCCACCCCGTTGTCTGTTGAGGCGTTGATCTCGTGCAGACCGTCTCCTTCTGCTCCTGCGAGTTGCGCGACGATCAGAGCCAGAGTGGTCTTACCCGTGCCCGGAGGTCCATAGAACAGGAAGACGTTGGGCCAGTTATCCTTCTCTGCGAAGGACCTGATGGCCTTCTTGGCCGCTTCCTGCCCCAACACATCTTCCAATTTCTGGGGTCGAAGTTCTAGAGCTAGTTGACCCATTCAAGCACCACCCAATCATCCGCAAGAAGGTCCTGCGTATACATCAAAGCTTCAGACCCGTCATCCATTGTCCAAGGACCCAAGCTGGAACCTCTTGGAGAGCCTACATTAAAAGACTGGGGTTGAGAAGTTCGGTACACCCGCTTTCCTTCTCGGACCCACTTTGCTGCTTGCTGAATACTAGCCATTGTCTTCCTCCTCAACTCCGAGCAGTTGGAGTATTCCAGTTCTTAGCTTCTCTTGTTCCGATCCCAATTGGTTGATTTTTGAGAGAAGCTGGCGAATGTAGGTGATAGCGTCTTCGTACGTTGCTTTTTGCACATAGTACGATCCACTAGCTCCCCCTTCGTACGTAAATCCTCCGCCCTCAAAAGGCCCCGTAGCAAAGGCAAAATGGTCGGAATTCCGGAAACGAATTAAAGTCCCCGCTCCTGTTTTACGCTTGGACATTTTCCTCCTTCACTTTATCGTACATCTGAATACCCCAAGTAAGAGCATAGCAGCACCAGATGAATCGGTAGGTGTACTCTCTGAGGTCCCATTCCCAAGTGTCGCTGAACTCGAAAGTATGGCCTTCAATTTTGCAAGAGAAGTCACGCAAAGACTCGTGAGCCTCGTGCTCGTTGTCAGAGCGTCGTAACACATCTTCCTTGACCCACTCCCACAGTTCGTCAGTTTGGTCCTCGGTCAGAGAGTAGTCCGCGATCCACTCCTTGGTGTGTTCGTTGACCAGTTCTTCAAATTTTTCAGAAGAGAACTCACGGAAGTTGGAATCGTACCCGTCTCGGTCAACCGCCTCTAGCTTCTCTCCCCAATACCCAAGGTTGATTCCAAGACGATCTTTATATCGCCGGTCTGTCCGGAAGAACTCAAACATATCATTCAGTCGCGAGAATACAAAGCACCCCATATCCCCAGAGTAGGCGAGGTATCCAGACCACGTTACAATGTCGAACCTCTGGTTCCAAGACCCATTATTTGAAAACTGGAGGTGTCGGTAAACGCCGTCGTCCTTCAGGATTTTTATCGAGTGGTTGGCTACGTCTTTCAGGAAACTCTCTTCAGTTGGTTGGCTCATCGGTCTCCTCAACTTTCTCCACCAAACTTGGCAAATGTGAGAAGTGCTCAGGATCAATCTGCGGGTCAACCTCTCGTAGCAGTCCGGTTATTACAGAGGCCCATCGTTCTTCGGTGGTGCGACCGATACTTGTTCCGCCGAGAATGTGTCCGTCTTTGAAGCTCTCTGTGGAGATTCCATTCAAATCCACACCGTCCACCAACCGGGCCAGAACGGCACCCAGAGAGTCAAGTGGAATACGAAAACCGCGCTGGTAAAACTTGAGGACGCGAAGCAGACTACCCCCGCTATCCTCATTCCGCTGTGGAGACCTATACACCAACCTCTTAGCGGCGAGGTCCGCGTAGAACTCATCATCAATCAGACTTGTCCATTTCTCGGACTCGAACCAAAGGGCCGAACAGGCGATAGTAAAGTCGAACGACTCAATCAAATACTGCGGGGTTGGGAAGGACCACCGATGGATGTACTGCACGAAAGGTCGGGGAGTCAGCTTTACCGAAATTGCGTTACCGGTTTCGTACGGCTTCTTCTTCGCTTCGTCTGCTAGTTCTTTCGCGAATAGCTTTGCGTCTTCTGGTGTCTGCGTGAACAAGTCTAGGTCATTAGGCTTTTCCCCAGACACCATCGAGCGGATATACCCGCCGCCCAGGACAAGTCGGGGTCCGTACTTAATCATTTGGTTTCGCAGACGGACAGGCAAAAGCCGGACCGCCCAATTCAGATCATGTGGATTTAGTTCTCGCATTCTTCCTCCTCCACGGTCCATTTAGTGGACAAAAGTTCCTCTATGTAAAACCCGAACGGCTCTGGATTTTCTCTTTCACTGTTTAGAAGCATACCCTCGTCGTCCATTACGGCCACGAACCCGTACTCGGACACGAGCTTCTTCTTGGGAGTCATTCTTTTCGCCGCATCAATGATGTTCATTCTTCTCCTTCTTCTACAACAGTATTATAGCACGACTTGCAGAGCAGCAGTCCATTATTCGGATCGAACAACTCGTCAGTCAGGTCTCCGCACCCATCGCAGTACTCATCTTCCAGTTCCGGCCCGTCGTCCGGGCTTAGGAGGCCGCAGTACTCCGGTTCGCTTTCGCTCTTGTATTCTCGTTTGCTGGTAGCGCCCATAGCCCCCCTAAGTGAACATGTACAGAGAATCATATTCTCCGCTGTACAAAACTCCACAGCGATGGAGTTCGATTAGCTCGTCTTCGGTTGCGACGGCGAGAAGGCTGTCGGGACTCGTGTCCAAATAGATTTCGTCGTATCCGGCGTCCGATACAATGTCAGAGTTTCCCGGAACTAGCTTGTCCAGTAGCAGGAAAGCATGAAGATCCGGGCGGTTGGACAGCTTGTGCGTAACACGGTTAAATTTGAGAAACTCGTCTTCGTGTTCCTCGTAGAAGCTTTCTAAGTCGGTAATCATATCTTCCTCCGTCCAGATAATGGACTACTCGCTCCTTAGAGCGGCTCTGTCTTTTTGGTCAATGTGTTCGATGAACTGGGGAGTAGCTCCGCGTTGGAGCAAGTCCTCGGTCTCGTACTTCTTTTTGTCCAAAAGGCGTTTCTCCAAGCGTTTTACCTTGCGTTGGAGCTTCTCGATTTCCTTTTGCTGCTTGGTGATTATTTCGGCGTCTGTCAAGCTGGTTTCAGCGGTCCTGGTCCGCCGCCTCCTTCAATGAAGTCTTTGTAAATAGTCCACGTCAGAAACCCAAATGCAAAGATACAGAACACCAAAGACAACCAAGGGGCGTTCAGAAGGCCGAAGGCGACTCCGAATACGAAACAGACATAACCCATTACGCGAGATTCAAGAGAGGTCATTCCTCCTCCTCGGGTGTCAATTCGTTCGTATAGTCTTGCAGCAAGTCCCAGATGTGCGCTCTGATTCCCTGCTGCCGGATAGCTTGGTTAATGCTTTCGTTTCCGAAGTCGGTATCCGGCTCGGATTCGTAGGCTTCCATGATTTCGTCTACTAAGGTTTCAATGTCCATTTCTCTCCTTGTCCATTATCTGGACTAGTCCCACAAATCTCCGTACCATTTTGCAAACAAGTGGAGGCCCTTATTTTGGGTTTTGGTAAGTTCTTTGAGTTGACCCCTGTTTTCATACTTAGCGTCGGCTATGGACCGAGAAGCGAAGAATCCCACTTGAATTTCAGTAAGAATCTTGTTCCACTCTTCTTCAGTAATGCTCATCGGGATAGAGTGGGTATGATACTTGAGGTGGCCAATTGCTTCTGGAAGGACCTCATTCAAGTAGTCATACAAACTCCAGGTATCGCAGTTCGCCCACCCGCGAAGACCTCTCTGGACGAAATACTTCACAGCGTAGCAGTAGGTCTTGGGACTGAGGTACTGTTTCCACCAAGGCCAGCAGAACGTTCGGTATTCGGGCTTCAAACCAAAGTAGGGCATTTCATTCTCCTATCCATTAGCTGGACTAAATTTAAACCTCTTACTGTCAAACCCCTGCCAGTCGAAACCAAACGGACCTGGACCAAGGTGAATTGACAGACCGAACAGCCCAATGGTAACACCCCTGGAAATTCGACTGACAAATATTCCGTTCCGTCGAACCAAAGGATGCTGAACCCAGGCTGAAATTTTCATTTGTTCCTCCAATGTTGTCAGTATACCACATTTCGAGTAATTGCAAGCAAAATATCTCAATCTTTTTTATATTCTTTTGCCTCATATCCAGCCGCTTTTAGAGGTATGCCGTCGGGCATCCAAGACGGTTTCTTCGTCATGCACTCACACAGCTTCGCTACGGTTAGAGGCGAGTTCTCGGGAACCAAAGTGATAAGCTCATCGTAGGTACTTCCAATAATCTCGAACCCCGCTTGGTCGGCCTCGTGCATCCCGCTAACCAGGATGTCTCTCGCCCACGACTGGTCGGCATTTTCAAAGATTTTCCCCCCGTGCGTCGGAACTCTTCCCCAATGGGTGGAATTTTGCTCCTTGCCATAGTAGGAGATTTTCTCGCTGGTTATTTCTTTTCCATTCCAGACATACTTCTCTTCCTCCAGGGTCGGGTCCAGATAATGGATACTCCGCCCACTCGGGAGCTTGAGTTCCAAGACCTTGGCTCCGTGGCAAAGAAAAGACACGACGGGATCATATATTTTACGACCTTTTTCGGCAAACCACTCTTCTTCTCTTTTGGTATGCGGGACCCCTACCCCGAACAGCTTACCGGGGTTCTTGATGGCGCGTCTTGCCGCCCGTTCCATGTCCTTCCAGGTCCGGGGTATCTCTGGATACACAGAACGGAAAATATCGATGGCTTTGACTGCTTCTTCTCGGGTCATCACGACGCCCATCGTGCGCGCGTAGGCCAACAACCCTGTCCATACTTTGTTTCCACCTCCCATAACAGAGCCACACTCCGGGCAAAGGGGAGGCAGGGGTTGCTTGTAGTTCTTCTTGAGTCCACACCGGGAGCACTCCCACTCGTAGAATTCGTCTCCGGCTCCTAGCCCAAACCCAGAGCCAAGGGTGGCAGGTTTGCACATAGTCCGTTTGGCTTTGTTTCCGCGCCCTTCATCATACTCAGCTTCCAGTTCTGCATACGTCATTTTGTAGAAGTGCTGTCCAAAATCGAGGTAAGGGTCTCGTCCTTCCCGGAAAACACGAAGTACGGGGTCGCTGTGAGCGATAAAACCGGCTCCAACGTTTTCGATTGCCGAGAGATCAGCCGTCACCAGCTTCATTCCCTCGGGGGCACGAAACGCGGCGCGAACTGTCGAACCAACTACGTCAAGTGGCTTTCCAAACTCCTTCAAAATGGAATCATAGTCAGCGGAGCGGACCAACTCGATGGCTCGCTGCATATTTTTCTCGACATACTTTACCGGCTTCGGAAGATTTCCCATGTTGACGCCGTGCGCAGCCCAGCGGCCCGTCCTTGCTGCTCCCATGAAGGTGTACTGGTGCCGCAGTCTCCCGTCCGCGCTCACCATGTCCGCGATGTTGGTGTACTTCCGTACGGCGGACTTAGATGTTTGTCCACGCAGTAGTAGGGCTTCTTTCGCTTCCTCGGTGAGGTCACATTCGCCGGACATTGCCCGGGCCACGAAAGGTTTACCAAGCGAAGAGAACCCGTAATTATGCTCCCGAAGCCAAGGCAAAATCTGGCTAACAGAATTTGGATTGTCTAAACCGGTGAGTTCTTTGAGGCGGGCGGTGAGTCGTTCCATCTCCTTTTGGGTGATGAATTTTCCACCGTTGACCAGAGGCATGTCAACGCTCCAGCCGGTTTCGTTGATCTTCTGGTCCAAAAACCACGCCTCCCATTCCTGGTCGGGCAGGGGAAAGTCCTTCAGCTTCTTTACGGCAATAGTTCTTTCAGCTTCTGTGTCTCGTATGCCATACTTACAAAACAAGGCCCAGTCCTCTGGGTCTGTGTTCCAGTCTCGGTAAGAGGCGGCGCTGAGGCCAAACAACGTGTCGTTCCCCCCGAAAGTTTCGGGGGAGCAGAACTTCTTGATGAGACGTTTTCCTTCTTTTAGTTTAGCTTCTGATTCTTTAAGCCCTAAAATTTGACCGGCTTCGTCTAGTCCTCCGGGCAAGGACAGGTAGCGCGCGCGGACCATCGAGCAGCGCCACTCGTTGATTGGTTTGTGGATTCCCAGAAAACGACGTGCTGCATTCCTCTCGAATTGCGCACCCCAGGCGTTGGCAATCACAAACGGGTCCATCAAAGCCTCGACCAATTCAGTGGGGGGCTTAGGGTCCAAATGAGGTTGCCATAAATGGACACGCCCATTATCGATGGCGTGCTGGCTCATGATAAGTTCAGTAGAAGGGTCATCAAAATAATTAGCGAGGCCGACAACTTCCAAGTCAGCCTCGCTTCGAGTCTCCACGTCCCAATGTAGTTCTGTCATCTTTTCCTTTGTCCATTATTCGGACGGTTTTTCCAAAATCACGGAAGCGTAATAGTTTCCTTCTTTGACGACAACGGGCCGGTCTTTGAGAATTTCTCGGACGGCCTCAGCGCGCTCGGGGTAATTCTTATCCCAAAGTCCCGAGTCAATGTCCAAAACTACGCTTACCCACTTGACGGGTTTTTGAGTCGTGGGCGGAACTAGAGGATCGTCAATCGCGGAGAAGTTGAGCGAGTAATAGGATTTTCCACCTAGAGCAAAAGCAATGTCATCCAAATATCCGTAGTGAGTTCCCAGATCGTGTACCGAACGTCCCTCGTAGTCTCCTTCGGTGGTTACGTGCCACCAGCCTAATGCTTTATACTGCTTACGGCTTCCGCTCATTTCAACTCCTTTCGAAGTTCGTCTAGTTGTGTCCCCAGACGCTCAATAAGGCGTAGGCGAAGTCCTAGTGTGGTAATAGGCTCGACTGCCGCCATTACCCAAGTTATCTCTTCATCGAGTTCTTGGATTAAAGTTTTGATGGTTGAGTCACGTTTGCTCATTCTCCCTCCCGATAAAATCCACCGTCAATAAAGTTTGCGGACCAGTCGTCGAAGTCTTGCTGCAACTCCCGGTCGGTCACGTCGTCGTCGTAGTCAAACGTCTCTTCCTTCCTCGCGTTTGCAAATCCGATTCCGTAATAGAAAGTTACCTTCATGATTCCTCCTCAAGTTCAACGGTTGTTTCTTCAAACACACCCTCGACGGAGTCCACGAAGCCATAAATTCTAAACTTCCTGTCAAGCCATCCGCCGGTCCTGTTCTGCGTGGTGTCGTAGTTTGGGCTTATTCCCGAGCGTAGGTGATCGGCGATTCGGAAAGCCTCTTCCCTTGTTAGGCAGTAGTAACGGTGACGTTCGCATCGGGGAGAGGAGTCGTAGTTGTAGACGAGCAGCCGGACGTAGATTTTCTTCTCGGTCATTTCTCCTCCTTACTACTCATCATTCCCCACAGTATAACACAAAATACACCCCAAGCGGGCCAGAAAATATCGGTTTGAAACAGAACACAAGCTCCCGCCGATAAAACAGCGCCGAGAGGAACACAAAGAAACCAGAACTTTCGGAAGCTCAGCTTACGAGCTTTCTCTGGATCAGGAGGAGCGGGACGACGGATTAGAGACTCAGCGGAGACAGAGGTGGGAAAGGGGTTCATACTTCTTCTCCTAGTCTTTCCAGCAACTCACGAGCGTCTGCCAGAGCGCGGCAAGACGTGCAGTAGCTTGTGGAATCTTCGGTGTGGTCTATTTCCAACTCCGCAGACAGAGCGCGGACGGCCTTGACTACTTCCTCGTAGTCCAGATAATGGACGAACGGCCCCTGCGGGTCTTGAAACAGGATGTTCGCGCCTCGGTCTGTGTATCGGGTGGTCATATATCTTCTCCCAGATCAACGAGGGCCTTTTCCATGCGCCTTTTGTAGGCCGGGTGTTCTCCCCAGCGATCGAGGTCTAGGATGGCTTCTCGAAGAGTGACGACCAACTTCGCGTAGTCCGAATAGTGGACAAACTCTCCTTCGGGGTCTTCGCACATTTCGGGATTACCGTCTACGTAGTAGGGGTTGGGGATCTCTGTGTACCGTTTGGTCATTGTTCCTCCCTTGCTCGTTTTCTGTACTGGTCCAGAGAGGCGAGCACCCGGGGTTCAAGAAAGATCACGTTGTCCGCTTCTAGTTGCTCATGGTGGCCGGTCGTGAGCATAATGCTCCCGTCTTCTTCGGCGGTCGCGTAGGCCCCGTCCCCGAGATATTGTGGTCCGATCATACGCCCTCCTCATCTTCAGCAGTTGTAGGAACGCGCTCCTTGTATCGGGCTATCCACTTTCGACCAGACACTATCGCTTCATGTTTGCGATCTGCATCCACTCCTTCTACGGCCAGAGCCGTCACACATTTGGTGATTGCTTTCACCGCTGATGCCAATTCTCGATTGCGATTGGTCAGCGCCATGATAAGATCGTCAATCAACCCTTGGTCAAATTCACCCATCTCTCCTCCTAAACCTGGAACATCTGTCTGTACTCGAAGTAGTCTTTCGCATCCGCCGTGAAACGTTCTTCGACTGACCCCGGACGTTTGTCTGCGAAGACATACCAAGAGTGCATGTGTCGAATTCCGCGCGCGCTCTTGGCCATCTGATTGCAGAACTCGTTTACGAAGATCAGGAGTTTGGTTTCGTTGTCCATTATTTGGATTCCTCCGGTTCTGCCTGTCTTCCTGTTGGGTTTCCGTTTGCATCAAAGCAGCTAAACAGATGTGTGGGAAGATGTACATACTTCCCAGTTGGCTGCGGGTCGATATGGACCTTGGACTTGTTCTTCTCAATTGGTTCTCGGCAGTATTTGCAGATCACAGCGCCTCCTCTACGGTCTTGCGTTGATTGCTTCGTTCTTGTGCAGAAAGTTTCCGATCACATCTACTGCTGGGAGGTCTTCCTCAAAGATCAGTGATCCGGGGTAAAGCGGAGCACCCCCTTTTAGGTGGTTGTATATGTCGGTGAGCAAGGCGATGACCTCGTTAAGTTGCAGCTTAGCCTGAAAAAGCTGGTCAAGGTGCGAGACGTATCCATCTCCTGGCCTCGACTTCTCCCAAACTTCATCCCAAATTGGGTGTCCCGGCTTAATTCCGTTTACCATTACTCCTCCTCAAAACTACAACTACTTTACCACGTTGGTGCTGTTGTCGTTATCGCGAGAGTGCCTAAGGGTTGAGGGCGGAATACGCCGTTGACGTGCACTGATCCAGTAACCTTGTCGCTTCTTCTTGAGATAGGTCATAAGCACGCGAGAAAGATCGTATTACTTCCAGCGCCTTTTCAAGCTGGCCGACGCGCTCTTCAAGGTAGCGATTTCGCGCCAACGCTGCGTCAAGCGTTCCTTTAAGGCTTACGTCGGCAATGCGATTTAGATTTGTCATTCCGATCCTTTCATAAGGCACTGTAGTGCCAGCGTTTGTGTTCCTTATCTGGACTACACACAGTCTACCACGTTGTCTGGCGTTTGTCCAGAGGATTCAAGAATTTTTCGGACACGGTCTTGCTGTCCAGCTGTGATGGCTGAGTAGTATTTCTCAACAGTCTGACACGAATCTCCGATCAGCTTAGACACGTCAAACAGCGAAGCGCCGCGCGCTAGGAGAGAACACACGAGCGTTGTGCGAAGTTTATGCGGGAAGCAATCCTCAACTCCGGCACACTTCCCCAACCGGGCAAGCATCTTGTACAACCGCGCCCGAGTTAGGCCACCAAGGATAGGGAGGTTGGAGTTCTTATCCGCCGGGACTGCGCTGGCTAACCTAAGCAGCAATTCTCCGTGTAGCGGAATTTGCACCCAGGTCCGTCTCTTTTTTGTCTGCCAAGTCAGCGTCTTCGTTGTCCAGTTAATGGACGACCACGTTACCGCTGCCGCGTCCGATCCACGCATACCCGTCCAGCGGAGCAGAGCAAAGGGTAGCTGGTCCTCATCTGTTAGGCAGGATTCTAGGCGTTCCATTTCTTCCGGGGTAAACGGAACCGCGTCCGGCTTCTTCTCTTCAGTCTTGTGCTTGATCTTTAGGGGCGACTGTCTGATGAGTCCTTCTCCCTGGGCGAAGTTGAAGACCGACTGGAGCACTGTGTAATCGGTCTGGATTCCTTTTCCGTTTCCGCCGCGCTTGAGTATGTCCTCTTTTCGCTGGACCAGATAATCTTCGACTCTTGCAGAGGAAATATCCCCCAGAGTTTTTACGTCGTGGTTCGCGAGGTACTGGAAGAACATGGTGGCAGTTCCGGCATACAGGTCCCGGCTGCGCTCAGCCAGTTCTCCCAACTTGACTCGGCGGTCCAACTTGTCGGTGAATGCTGTTTCAAATTCGGACAATTCAGGACTGGGTTTGATGCCTCGGTTCGCCGTGAGGATTTCCCACGAGGCTTTTGGAAGCACCGTCTTGAGCGTGTGCCAGTGGTTTGACTCAGGACCCTCGGCTAGAGCGGCCCCGATCTGGCGAGAGAGGGTCCGAGCCGCTTGGGGAAGACGAGTCCCAAGAGAAAATCGGAGGCGTTTGCCCCCGACAGTCTCCGAGAAAGTGTATACTTTTCCGCGTTTAACGATTGTCAACTTCTGCTCCTAAACCCCTCCGGTCGAGTTCGCTATACACTAGCTCACACCATGAACCGAAGTTTATTCCGTTGTAGTCCCAGCCATCGTCGTCGATGTTATGCAGGAGAGCTACCCAAGTTTTGACCAATGCAGCATCGTCTAGCCCGTCCACGATCTTGGCCGCATTCTCCCATTTGCTGTGCGATAGGAGCGTCATTGTTTCCTCCTTGATTAATCTTTCCAAAGTTTCTTGATGAGGGAGTTGATCTCCCCTTCGTTCAGGGGAGAAACTTCATCGAAGATTGGAGCATCTGTTGAAAGGTGGTGGTAGTTCCCATACTTGGGCCGAATCTCTTCCTGGAACAAACGAAGAGAGTGAACGATGGTGTGTATCTCTGCTTTGGACAGCTTCATGTCTCCTCCTTGGTTAGTCCATTATCTGGACAGGTGCGTAATCCATCCGAAGGCAGCTAGCGTCAGAACAAAACCCCAGGCCGCAGCCCCAATTAACACAAGTTTAAACAACAAGTTCCAGAGGTTTTCGCGACGCCAGATTACGGACATAAACAACAGGATACTTGTCGAAACCGCCAGATACATAGTCATTTCTTCCTCGCTTTCTTCTCCGCTGCTGTAGAGGCTTCTTGCGTCGTGGCTGTGAGCATTAAGCAAACGCCCTCGCGGAATTTTCCTCTTCCAATTTCAATCAGCAGGTAGCCGCTCCAGTAGTCTACTAATTCGTTGGTGGTCATTTCGGATAAGGGTTTCATCTGGCCCCCTTCTTGGCTTTCTTCTCCGCACGTTTCGCCGCTACAGCTTTCAGCACGGCGAGATTGTAAATCGAAGCGGGGGAAATGTCAAACGCTACGCGCATTCCTTTGAGTCTTACCTTGACTCCGTATGGAGAGAACTCCATCATCACGGGTCTCAGCCGCCCACGCTCACGTACCGCGTCCGAGAATTCAACCGATAGCCTCGTTTTGCGTTTGTCAAGCGCGGTCATTTGCACCCTCGGATAAGCAGGATCGTCACGAGAACCAAACCCCAAAAGAGGATACCCAGGATCAGGCCGTTTAGGATTCCGATAGCGGCGTCCATTGGGTTCTCGTGCTCCTCGACAGGCACGTACAGCGGGCTTCTGTCTGGGTCCCGGAAGCGGTCGTAGACTTCGTTGGTGATACGTTCGGTGTCGGTCATTCTCTCTCCCCGTGTTGGTTGGGCATACTCAGGTTCCCAGTTTGGAGGTATCTCTCCAAGGCAGACCCGGAGCAGCGGACTCCGCAGAATATCACAGCACCCTCTCGCTTAGCAACCACCGGGTCATACGGAAGAAACGACAGCGCCGTGAGGTTTCCAGACGAGCGGCGGGAGGCCACAGTCGGGACCGCCAGAGAGTAGGCTCGTCCAGACAGAGGCCGGTGGCAGATTTTACAGTTCACTCGGCCTCCAATTCTTCAGAGTCGTAAGGCACGATCTCGTGGTTGCAAACCGGGCAGCGGTCGTCGCAAGCGCAGGACCATTCGTCGGACCAATCGGCAGCGGGTTCTTTGTCCGCGTATGGTGTGTCCTCATGGTCGCAGTGGTAGTGGTTGATAAAGCCTGTCTCGAAAGAACTCATTTTGTCCTCCTTCACTCCAATCAGTAGTAGCTCATCCGCACCATGCTTTCGCTGAGGGTCTGGAGTATGCGGACTTGGGGCAGGTTCGCCCCGTTGGTTAGTGGGTGCGCCGGTCAGGAAAAGGAACTTCAATCGTCTTTCCCCGGCTTTCGTTATGCCATTCTCCGATAGCCTTGCGGTTGGCTTTGTTCCGGAGGTTGGCCGCGTCCTTGACTGCTTGGCGTTGCCTCTTCTGTTCTGGTGAAGCCTGAGCGCGAAAGTCCGAAGTCAAGCTGTTTTCCTGCGCTGCTGGTTTCATGTTTCTTCTTTTAGAGCTTCTTGTGCTCTCTTAGCCGCTCGGCCTCTTTTACCGCCTCCTATGCGGGGCGTTGGACCTGTCTCCGTTTCCTCAAGTTCGTCTATTGGCGAACTGCATTGTCAGTACGCGGAGAGACCATTTTCGGAAGCGGCTAAGGCAGCACACGCCGCCCGTCCATTATTCGGACCGTCTGGTTACGCCTTAAGTGTCACGTCCGGGTTCTCCAGGTACGACCGTGACACGGCGATCTTGGCTTGCAGTTGAACGCGTCGTTCGTTGCTGATTGCCTGAGTCAGTTCCAACTCAGCAGCCTCAATTTCAGACTTGAAAAACTCGGGAGTGTAGCGTGGTCCGTTCATTGTGCTCTCGTTTCTGTCCACTAGCTGGACTTGTTGAACTACAATCAGTGTAAACCAGTTTGGCTCGGAAGTCAAACTATTTCTGAAAAGTGTTTCCGACCGCACCCGCACCGATCAGAAACGCAGAGCGTGTGCTTTGACTTCTGACAGGCCGCGCAGATAAACGCGGGTTTCGGTTCCGCCGTGAGGACTTTTGCTTTGCCCCTAATCACGTCAGACAACGATCTGGCAGACAGAGAACGGGCAGAGGTCCGGCTTATGCGAGAGGGTACGCGGCTGTAGGCTTGGACTAGCATGTTACCGCTTCCCGCCACTCGGGCCATTCGTCCCGGCGATGTATCCCATCCACCTCTCCCTGTTGAAGTTGGGGTTCTGCTGTTCGCAGAAGTCGGCCAGCGCTGCTACATGATCGTCACAAGCCCGGAACAGATTTGGGTCCCAGTTTTTGCCATAGCTGTTGCGGACCTGTTTTAGTGTGTCCGCTAGAGCTATAAAGTCGCGTTTCGTCATTGCCATGTGTTCTCCTTTTCGGCTACTGCTAGCGGCTTTTGCCGCTTTCGACCGGGCCAAGGGTCTCGTCAGGCAGCTTCTACGAACTTTCCTCCCTTCAAGGTGTAGAAGGTATCGGCCTTGATTTTCTTGCCGTCTACCTTGGTGGTTTTTGCTGTGAGGAGTTTGTATTCTCCGTTTACGTACTTCCATTCCGCGAGGGTAAGATAGCACCCGAGAGCACCGGAAGCTTTTCCTTCAATGCCGGTATTGATCGCGAACCCGTTTTTGCCGGTGTTGGTGGCCGCGCTTCGGTCGCCGGTGTTGGTGGCTGCGCTTTGGTCGCCGGTGTTGGTGGCTGCGCTTTGGTATCCGGTGTTGGCGGCTGCGCTTTGGTCGCCGGTGTTGGTGGCTGCGCTTCGGTATCCGGTGTTGGTGGCTGCGCTTCGGTATCCGGTGTTGGTGGCTGCGCTTCGGTCGCCGGTGTTGGTGGCTGCGCTTTGGTTGCCGGTGTTGGCGGCTGCGCTTTGGTCGCCGGTGTTGGTGGCTGCGCTTCGGTATCCGGTGTTGGTGGCTGCGCTTTGGTCGCTGGTGTTGGTGGCT